ACCGCGGTGCTGCCGCGCGAGAAGCCGCCGTCGCTACAGCTGCGCAACGCTCGGTACGACCCGTCTCGGCCGACCGCCGAGCGCAGCGAGAAGTAGGAGTGCGTCATGAAGTCGCAGAAGAGAGCGGAGCCGAAGCCCGCCGCGCCGCCGGCGCGCGACCCGCCGAGGCCGCCCGGCAGGATCGCCAATCTCGGGCGCTGGGCGCATCCGTCGAAGCGCAAGGGCAAGGCTTGACGGCGCATCGGATGTGGAGCGGGGTCGACGTCGGTCTGCGACTCTTTCTTCGGTTTAGTCGCGGGGCGGCTTCATCCTGTTTCCTCCCGTGACTGAGCCCCGCCGAGGCGGGGCTCTCTGGTTCAGGCGCCGCGGACCGGTTTAGCGAACCGCCCGAACACCTGTATCTTCCCCTCTACCAGGACGTCGAGGTCGGTCTGGGCGATGGCCCAGGTCGCCGTCGGCGCCTCGATCGTCGAGGAGTCGACGGTCCATGACGCGGTTCTTATTTCCTGCCGCGTTGGTGCGTCGCCAGCTGCAGCGCCTCGGCCTCTTTCTGCGCCTCGGCGCGCGCCACCTCGCGGCGCGTGATCCCGGCCTGGACCGACTCGGGATCGGCGACGTCGAGGTTGTCGACCGCCTCGACCGCCGACAGCAGGCCGCGGTTCAGCATGTTGAAGACTAAGTTCTGTGCGTCGGCCGAGAACGCCGGCGACGACGAGTGCTCGTTGACGGTCAAGGTTGCGTCCTCGGGCAGGTCGTCGAGGGTGAAGTAGATCGGGACGAAACCCTTGGCTGGCGGGGTCAGGAGCAGGCTCTCGTCTGGGGTCGTTGCGCTCTGTAATCCCGCTTCCGCCTCGGGGACCCAGGCGACGAGCTTCTTCCTGATGTGGGCGCGCCCCAGGTCGAGGGTCAGCGCGCCGCTGTGCTCGATGTCGCGCTCGATCAGCAGCGCGCGGTCTTTGAAGCGCGGCGAGAACATGCGCACCAGCGTGTCGGCGTGGGCGCCGGAGCGCACGCCCTTCTCGCCGTGGCCGCGCGCCAGCGGCGGCAGGCCCATCAACTCGTCGAACATCCGCTCGTATTCGTGCAGCGAGCCCCACATGTCTTGCGGGATTTCGACACGGTCCTTGTCGATTTTGGCGTTGGGGTTCTGGTCGACGAAGTAGCCGCCGGGTTTCTTGTATCTCGACAGCGCCAGCTGGTTGACGCCGGTGACGCCGGTGAACCGCGTCGTCGGGTCCTCCTGCAGCCGCAGCATCTTGTTGGTGCCGACGAGGCGCGCGTTGATCGCCTCCTGGAGGAAGATCAGCCGCTGCACCTCCGATGCGCCCCAGAAGTAGGTCGGGATTGGGTTGGGGCAGAACGTGCTGTAGGGGTGGACGCCTTTCAGGCTCGGCGCCGAGGTCTGCGTCGACGGGTCGAAGGCGATCGCGTTCTGGATCGTGTACTTGCCGCGGATCAGCATGTCGTCGCCGACGATCTGGAACGTCGCCCAGTCCTCGCGCTCGTCGTCCCAGACCCACGTCTCGCTAAGCTCGATTAGGCTCTGCTCGACCTGCGGGTCGAGCTGCGGCTGCGGCCGCCCCATCCAGTCAACGATTCCGCGTGTCGGGTTCGCTCCCTGCCCCGCCGCTTGCAGCGGGTAGAGACCGCCGACGACGACGTTCATCGCCGTGCCGCGCGTGTCGGTCAGCCCGCCCTCCTGTTGACGGGTGTAGTTCTTGACTTTCTTCAGCAATTCGTCGCGGTCGGGATGGTCCTTCACCAGGGCGACGAACTGGTCGCGGGTGATCAGCATGGCGTGGGCGAAGGCGCCCATGCTCTCATCGAGCCGGTCGTAGTTCTCGCGCAGAACGCCGAAGTCCTCTGGCTGCACCAGCCACGGCGTCATCTTTCTGCCGGCGAAGGACTGCTTGAGGATGCCTTTGCCGCGGATCAGGCCGAGGTTGACCGCCTGGCTCAGCATCGAATCGGCGTCGCAGCGCCGGTACAGGTTGCGGATGTGCGCCGCCGCCGCGCGCCCCTTGGCTTCGTTGACCACCGACGGGTAGTCGGGGTCGCCGATGTGGAAGCGCAGCGACACCGGGCTGAACAGCAGCGACTCCAGGTCGTCGAGCGACACCCACAGCTTGTTGTACATCGCTGGCGTCGCCGGGTCGGCCGAGCCGGTGTCGACGAAGTTCTGGTAGAAGACGCCGCGGTTCATCCGCGTCTGGCGCGACGACATGCACTGCGAGACGGTGTCGCGGACGAACTGCGTCAGGTTGCCGTTGCGCGGTATCCTCACCTCGATACCATCCTATAGTATTGATACGCTTGGACTTTTACGGCATCCTATGTTGACAGCGCTCGTCGGTCCAGCGTAATCTCGCTGTTGTTAAAGGGGGTGAGGCCAGTCTCTTCCCCTCGTTTCTCGAACCAAGGAGACTCCCATGGCGCGCCACAAGGGCCGCAAGGGCCGCCGGAAGTAGACCGGTCGCCGTGCACTCGCGCAGGGGGCGGAGGGCGAGAGCTCTCCGCCCGTCAGATGTAGGAACCGACTATGCCCATGCCTATTCCCGGCGCTCCGGCCGCTCCGCCTCAGGCGGGCGTCTCCGGTCCGGCGACCGCTCCCGGTCCTCTGAAGGGCGCGGCGGCGGGTGGCGTGGAGAAGCTGAAGTTGGGCCTGAAGATCCTCCAAGAGGCGCTCCCGGCATTGCCGATGGGCTCCGCGATCCACACCGCCACGCTCAAGGCTCTGACCGATATCGGCAAGGCGGTCGAGAAGGAGGGCGGCGGGCGCGGCGATCCCAGCGCGATGATCCAGCAGCTGGTCGAGCTGGCGCGCAGCGCTCGTCAGGCCGGCGGGTCGGTTCCGCAGATGCCTGGTGCTGGCGGCGCGCCGGCCGCGCCTCCGCCGGGCGGGGCGCCGCCTGTTTCGCCGCAGATGGGAGCATGACAGATGACCTCGGGTAAGTTTCCCAAGCCGTACGCCTCCGACGTGAAGGTCGACCGCGGCATGATGGAGTATCCGCCGTTCGAGACGATGGGCATCGGCGCGCGTCCGGCGGGTCTGCCGAAGGGCGATGTCAGCGGGATCAAGTCGCTCGACCACGTCGGCAAGGATGGCTCGCGCGGCTCGGCGGAGAGGGCCAAGTGATGGTCGAGGCCACGCAGTCGCAGATTCGCGCCGAGGAGCTGCTGAAGCAGCTGTGGAACGACGGCGAAGTGGGCGAGAAGGTTCGCAGGGCCGCCAAGGCCAAGTTTCCCGACGTGCCGGTGCTCGACGACGTCGTCGAGCCGTTCGTCGCTCCGCTGAAGGCCGAGAACGCGGCGCTGAAGAAGCGCCTCGACGACATGGAGGCGGCGCGCGCCGCCGAGAAGAGCGAGGCGGAGAGGCGCGCCGCGCAGACGAGTCTCGAGCAGGCGCTCGACAAGGCTCGGCGGGATTACAACCTGACCGACGACGGCTTCGACAAGATGGTGGCGCGGATGAAGGAGACCGGCAATTACGCCGACGCCGACGCCGCCGCCGCCTGGGTCGCCTCCAAGGCGCCGCCCGCGCCGCCCGGTCCGACGTGGCGCTCGTCCGATCTCAACCTGTTCGGCACGAAGGATAAGGACGAGGCGCTGGCGAAGCTGCACCGCGACCCGGTCGGTTTCCAGGACGACCAGATCGAGGAGTTCCTCCGCGATCCGGAGCGGTTCACCAGGGAGACGCTGGGAGTCGCCTGACCGGCTCTCTTCCGGCGGGCTCGGCTCGCCGACGCAACGCGAGGTTAGACCATGGCCTATCCTACCTCTCCGGTCTCGACGCTGACCGGCTCCGGCATCACCCCCTCTGGCAACCTGGGCGCCCAGTTGTCGGCGCTCACCAGGAGGGCGTTCATTCCCTCGGTCTACGTCCAGATCTACCAGGCGCACCCGCTGCTCAGCCTGTTCATGTCGAGCAGCAAGGCGGCGCGCGGCGGCGTCTCGCAGATCACCGTTCCTATCCAGGGCAACAGCTTCGTTCAGTTCTCGTGGGGCGGTTTCGACGGCAATTTCCCCATGCCGACCGATCAGGCGGCGATCCAGAACGCTCAGTTCACCCTCAAGCTGGGGATGGTGCCGATCGGCTTCTTCGGCATGGAGGCGATTCTCCAGTCGTCCGAGGTGGTCATCCCCAAGCTGCGCGCCGTGATGTCGGACGCCGCGGTGGTGATGAAGCAGGCTTACGCGCAGGCGCTCTATTCGAACAACTACGCCAACACGCAGATCTGGGACTCGCTGTCGCAGGCCTTCGACGACGGCACCAACGTGCCGAGCTACGGCGGCGTCTCGCGCTCGCCCGGCTCGTTCTGGTCCGGTCAGTTGATTCCCAGCAACGGCGCCGCGGTGACCACCCGTGTCGGCTGCGCCCAGATGCTGTCGCGCGTCCAAGCCGGCGCTGGCGGCGAACCGCCGGACTTCGGCGTCATGCACCCGGCCAACTGGGCCGAGCTGATGACCGACTTTATGAGCCTGGAGATGTATCAGACTCGACCGCGCTCGATCTATGACAAAGACGACGTGGTCAACGCCGGCTTCCGCGGCATCAAGGTGCTCGACACGCCGATCTTCCCCGATCCGTTCTGCCCGCTCGGCTCGGCGTTCTTCCTCAACTCCCGCTACACCGGCATGTATATGAGCGAGTACGCACCGATGACCTTCTCCGGTTTCGAGCCGCTGATCAACGTCGGCCAGATCGCTGACGTCGGCGTTCTCATCTCGTGCGCGAACATCGTCTGCGCCAAGCCTTCGTCCGGCGCCCAGGTGACCGGCATCACCGGCGCCGCCTGGCAGTCCGTGCCCGGCACGACGCCGGCCGTGATCTGAAGGAGTTGAACTATGGGTCTCTACGGCGGTAACGGCCTCACTCCGTCCCTCGGCGGCGGCTTGACGACCAACAGGATCGCGCTCAAGGCCGGTCAGACGTGGACCATCCCCTCCGGCTGGTTTATGGTGCGCCCCGGTCCCTACACGACGATCCAGCAATACGATGCGATTCTCGGCATCTGGTTCTCGATCGGCGGCGGCGGATTCGGCGGCAGCGTCGAGTATGTCCACTCGGACGGCCAGAACTACCGGCTCGCCAACCAGAATGGCTGCGTTGTCGGCGCCGTGATCACCAACGTCGGTTCGGGCTACACGACCGCGCCGACGATCGCCGCCGGCTCGGGCGGCGCGATCTTCAAGACGATCATCGGCGGCGCGGTGGCGACGCCGACGATCACCAACGCCGGCACGAACTACACCTACCCGCCGATCGTCGCCTTCTCTGCGCCGCCGGCCGGCGGCGTGCAGGCGACCGGCTACGCGACGTTGTCGGGCAGCACGGTCTCCGGCATCACCGTAGTTGATCAGGGCGCCGGCTATTCCTCGGCGCCGACGATCGCCCTCCAGAACGATCCGCGCGAGGGTCTGAACGGCACGACGGTCGGCTACAGCGCCGCCGCTGTGACGACGCTGACCGGCTCGGGCGAGATCACTGCGGCGTTCTGCGTCGATCACGGCACGCCGATCGCCTTCACCGCTGGCTCGGCGACCTCGATCCCGACGCTGACGCTGTCCTCGGCGCTGAACTCGGCCGCCGTCACGGCGATCATGAATTGGTCGATCGTCGGTTTGCAGTCCGGCACTTACGGCAACGGCACGTCCGGCGTCGGCGGCTCGAACGCCACGCAGGTCACGGCGACCGGCGTCGATCAGCCGACCGCGGCCAACGCCACCGTGCTCAACACCGCGATCCAGTCCAATCTGGTCAGGACGCGCCAGGCCTTCCTCACGGCGACGGAGTCGGGCGGCGCGCTGCCGGCTTATGGGTCGTGGGTGGTGCGCGACGGCGGCATTTACACCGGCACGCCGCTGATGATCATCTCGGCGCCTGCCGGTCCCGCGGCCGGTTCGCTGACGACGGCGTTGGCGACGATGGGCTATTTCGCCTCCGACACGAGCTACATCGAAGGGCCGGCTTGATCTGACGTCCGACTTCGTCGGGGAGCCCGCGCCTGCGAACAGCGGGCGCGGGTTTTTCATTGGTGGGTCATGACGCTCAGCCAGCTCATCGACGACACGGCGCAGCTGTTGAACGACCCGAACTTCTCGTTCGCCTCGCGGCCGCAGATGCTCCGCTGGGTGAACGAGAGTCGGCGCAACTGCGCCAAGCGCACCGGCTGCATCCGTCGTCTCATCACCGGTCAATCGGCGTTCGGGGCGAGCGCGCAGCCGGGCTATGCGATTCCCGGCGCCATGCAGCCGGGCGCGCTGACCGACGCCTTCCCGCGGGCCGTCTCAGGGACCTATGGCGCCGTGCAGAACGCGATGATGACGATCCCCGGCGTCGAGCGCTACCCGTTCCGCGGCTTCTTCAACCCGTTCCTCCAGGCGCAGTACGCCGGCTGCGACGAGGTTGTCGACGCCGTCGCGCTCAGCGTCAACTGGGGCGGAACGACGCGGCCGACGCTGGACTGGCTGCCGTGGGACGACCTACAGGCCTACGCGCGGGCCTACGCGGTGCTGAACACATCGTGGCCGTCGGTGTGGTCGGTCTACAACGACGGGCCGGACGGCGAGATCTGGGTGTTTCCGGTCCCCAGCCAAGCGACCGAGATGGAGCTTGACGCGTTCTGCCTACCCAAGCGCGTCTACACCGACGACGATGTCGACGCCATCCCGTCGGGGATGCAGGAGTGTCTCAAGTTCGGTGCGGCGGCGCTCGTCTTCATGGCGCGCGGGCGCTACGCCCAGGCGCAGATGATGGAGAACCAGTTCGCTGACCAGATGGGCGTCGCGCGTGTCGCGTTTGATCGCGGTAAGACGAAGTCGTACTACTATTCAGTACCTTAGCGGGCTGTGACGATATGCCGCAGGACCACGTCGCCTCGACTGTCGCTCAGGCCCGCGTCATCCGCGACGGGCTCGACCCGGCGCGGGTCGAGACGCCGATCCGCACCGCGACGCTGGCGCTGTTGCTCGATACGCTGATCGAGCTCGGCGCGCAGCCAGCCGCCGATAGGGCGCGCGAGGCGGCGCGGCGCGCGGTCGAGGGCCAGACAATGTCGATCGCTCGCGCGCAGGAGTCGTTCCAGAAAGTGCTGGAGGCGGAGAGAGCCGCCGAGGAGGCGCGTCTTGCCCGACTCTAGGAGTCAGCTCTCGGCCAAGGCGCAGGCGTCTCTCGGCCTGCCCGAGGGGATCAAGTTCTACTCGCCGTTTCCGTTCGGCGGGATGAACGTCCAGGCGTCTTCGGTGGCGGTCGCCGACAACGAGTTTCTGTGGCTGGAAAACTTCGTCCGCCTCGGCGACGGCAATCTGCGCACGGTGTGGGACAGGGGCGCCTCGATCTACATTGCGCCGGGCGGATTGACGATCGTCTGGCACGTCTTCTTCAATATCGGCGCTGCCTATTACTGCGCTGTGTTCTTGTCAGACGGATCGGCGGTTCAGGTGAGTATGGCGACGCTCGCTCAGGCGCAGATCGGCCCGCCGGGCCTGTTCTACGACGCGTCGACAGGCTACCTCCCCTACGCGCGCCAATGGGGGACACAATATCTCCTCATCAGCAACCGCAACACGGTCAACGACTACTGGGCGTGGGACGGCTCTCTGCTCTACGGCGCCGGCACAGCGGCGCCGAATGGCGTCGATATCCTGTCGGGCGGCGGGGGCTACGGATCGGCGCCGACGCTGACGGTCTATGGTGGGTTCGGTTCGGGGATCGAGATCGTGCCGGTCGTCATCGGCGGCGAGGTCGTCGAGATGAACATCGCGAGTCCCGGCTTGGGCTACGAGCCCGGCGATATCGTGCAGGTGGCGTTCAGCGGCGGCGGCTCGGATTCCTCGGCGATCCTCCAGGCCTCGCTCGCGCCGACGACGGTCGGCGGCGTGACGGTCACCGCGCCGGGGTCCGGCTACACGTTCGCCAGCGTTTGGTTCACCGGCGGCGGGGGCGGTTCGGGCGTTGCGGCGACGGCGACGATCGTCGGCGGAGCGGTGACGTCGATCGTGCTGACGAGCGCTGGGTCGGGTTATACCACGGCGCCGTCGGTGCAGGTGTTCGGGAACGGCTCCGGCGCGTTGGCGACTGCGGCGCTGACGCCGTCGGGCGTCTCGGCGGGTAGCGTCGTCAGCACGACGGTCGCATCCATAACGGTCGTCGGGGGCGGGTCGGGTTACACGCAGGTCGGCGTCTCGATCGTCGGCGGCGGGGGGTCCGGCGCTACGGCGACGGCGACGCTGTCGAGCGGCTCGATCAGCGAGATCACGATGGAGACGGCCGGGTCCGGCTATATTTCGACGCCCTCGGTCGTCATCGCCGGCGACGGCGCCAATGCGTCGGCGACGGCGGTGCTGACGTCGAGCGCGACTGTGCCGGGCGTCGCCGTGGTTAACGGCGGCAGTAACTTCACCAGCGTGCCGACGCTGACGATCACGGGCGGTGGGGGGTCCGGCGCTACGGCCATTGCGCTCCTCGCGGCGACGACCGTCGCCTCGATCAACCTGACGTCTGGCGGCTCGGGGTACACCTCGGCGCCGACGATATCGTTCACCGGCGGCGGCGGATCGGGCGCCGCGGCGACGGCCTATCTCAGCGGCGGCCAGGTCGCCTACGTCGTCGTCACCAGCGCCGGCAGCGGCTACACGTCGCCGATCCAGGTTACGTTCAGCGGCGGAGGCGGCTCGGGCGCCGGCGCTACGGTCGTCTATGCGCCGACGTCGATCAACTCTGTCGAGGTGATGAGCGCGGGCCGGTACTACACCACGGCGCCGGCGGTCGAGGTGTCGTCGGGGGCGAACAACGCCGCCGCGGCGACGGTCATGCTGATGCCGTTTGGGGTCAGCGGCTCGGTGCTAGAGACGTTTCTGTCGCGGGCCTGGGTCTACGACCCGGCGCCGTCGCTCTACTCGACGCTGCCGCCGGGCGGCGACTGGGAAGTCTCGGCGCCGGGCTCCTTCGTCGACTTCGCGACCTCCGATGGCGCTGTCAGCGCCGTCAATACCGACGCCTTTCTCAACACGCAGTATACCCAGGCGCGACAGTCCTCGGGCTACCTCTACGCGCTCGGCGACGGGTCGATCAGCGTCATCTCCAACGTCAACTCGTCGAGCTCGTCGAGCTCGTCGGGCTCGTCGGTGTCGACGACGTTCAACTACCAGAACGTCGACCCGCAGATCGGCTGCGCGTGGCGGGACTCTCTCCAGGACTTCGGCCGGTCGACGATATTCGCCAACGCGACGGGCGTCTACGGGCTCTACGGCGGCGCGGCGACTAAGATCAGCGGCAAGCTCGATCAGCTCTTCGCCAGCGCGGCGTTCCCCCCGACGGCGGGAGCGGCGACGCCCGCCGCCGCGGTGGCGACGATCTACGGCGTCAAGCATTACCTCCTGCTGATGACGGTGACCGACCCCGACACCGGCGCTCTGCGCAACGTCATGGCGACGTGGAACGAGAAGGAGTGGTTCGTCACCTCGCAGAGCGTGTCTCTGGCGTTCATCTCGACGCAGAAGCAGGGCAGCGAGTACGCCGCCTACGGGACCGACGGGTCCTCGATCTACCCGCTGTTCTCGGCGCCGTCCTCGTCGCTGCAAAAGCGCCTCGACACCAAGATGTACGGCTCGGACCGCATCTTCGTCGAGAAGGCGGCGCAGGGCGTCTGGTTTCAGGCGCAGGACAACTCCGCCGGCGCGGTCGGCGTCTCTGGGACGCTGGCGGCGGTCGTCTCGGGGATGGGCGGCGGCGCGATCAACGGCTACGCGATCACCGCGCCCGAGGGGGTTTCGGCGCCGTTTCTCAACCAGGTCGCGTTCGCCTCTCCGCCGCCGTTCTGGAACGTCTGGGGCACGGCGATGGAGGGGAACGGGTTCTTCTCGATCGGCCTGCGATTCGTCAGCAGCAGCCCGGATTTCACTCTCGCCGATCTCGTGATAGGCTACACGGAGCACGTCGCGTTCTTCGCGTGAGGAGGTCTGCCGTGGCTAAGCGCACATCGGGCGTCGAGATGGACTTCGAGCGGGCGATTGGGCGCGGCGAGAACCCGCTCGGTCTCACCGCGCAGACGGTCAACGGCACGGCGCATTGGAGGGGAACGGGTTGGAACCGAGACGGGCCGAATTACGGCGTTATCCCTGACAGGGCGCCTGCCTGGACCTCGCCCGACCACCAGGTCCGGCCGGACGCGACGCGGCCTGACGGGCGCTCGAACCGAACGGGCGAGTGAGATGCTGGCAGCGTTGGAGAATCTGCCGCGGACGCCTACCGAGTGGACGCGCTGGTCGTGGGACCACCGCGACAGTCACGACCGCATCCGCGCCGCGATCCTCGCACAGAAGAGCGTCAGGCTGAGCGACTATCAGGTCGATCCGATCGACCCCGGCGCGGTCTCGCTGTTTCTCCAGAACAACTCGCAGCTCCACGGCGACATGAACGGCAGCCTGGGGCTCCAGAGCTCCGATCTTCAGGACGTCGATCTCGGCGACGCCAGGCAGTTCGAGGCCTGGGTCCGCATCCACTACCTCGAGCATTTCTACGCCGAGGCGAAGCTGGAGATATGATCGTGCTGGATAAAGCCGGCGCCGACTCGCGCGTCTCTCTCGCTGTCGAGCGCTTCCGCGACGTAATCGACGAAGCCCGGCCGCTGCTCCGCGAGCACTGGCGGGAGATCGCCATTCACCAGGACATTCCGCTCGATCCAGCCGACGACTACTATGAGAAGATGGACGCCGCCGGCGCGCTGCGCATCTTTACTGCTCGCGTCGACGGGGCGCTGGCCGGCTACGCGGTGTTCGTGGTGCGGCCGCGCCACGCCCACTATCGCATCGCCTGGGCGGTCAACGACATCGTCTGGGTGAGGCCCGACTGCCGCAACGCCGGCGTGGGTCGCGCGCTGCGTGAGTTCTGGGACGCCGAACTCGCGGCTCTCGGCGTGGCGATCGTCCACGTCGACACCAAAATCGCCCACCCGGCGCTGCGCTTCCTCCTGAAGCGGGGCGGCTACAACCACATCGGCGATGTCATGGAGAAGAGGCTGGTCTGATGGGCTTTCAGGCGATCATCGACCCGATCGTCGCCGACATCGCCGGCGCCGCCAGCGCGGTCGGCGGGGCGCTCGGCTCGGCCGGCTCAGCGATTGGCGGAGCGCTCGGTCTTGGCGGCGCGGCGACCGACATCTCGGCTGGGGCCGGTGAGCTTCTCGGCATGGGCAGTTCGGCGGGCGTGGGCGCCACGACGGATCTGGCGTCGACGCTGGGCTCGGCGGCCGGCGCCACCGGCGCTTCGGCGGGCGCCTCGGCGGGCGCAGATTTTCTCAGTTCCGCCGCCGAGTCGCTCGGCGCCGGCGTGCCGGGCTCGACGACTTCGACCGCTGCTGTCGCCGCGCCGTCGACCGCGGCTGCGACGCCGAGCGCCGCCGCGCCGGCGACCGCCGCGCCCGCGACAGGCTCCGTCGGCTCGGCCGCGTCCGCCGCCGCGCCGGCGAGCGTCGCGGCGTCGCCGACGACAACCGGCGCGCTCGGGTCGGTCGACCCGTCGCTGATCCAGAGCGCCTCCGCGCCGTCCGCTCTGACAGGCTCCCCGAGCGCCGCCACCTCGCTGGCGTCCACGGCGGCGCCGACGGGTCTCGCCGCGCCGACAACCGCCGCGACGGCGCCGACCAGCGCTCTGACGGGGTCGGGCGTGCTTGGCGCGCTGAAGACCTACGGCCCTCTGGCGATGAGCGGCGTCGGGCTGTTGTCGTCCGCCCTGGAAGGGACGAAGACGCCGAAGTTCCAGGGTGCGGTCAGCGCCGAGGCGTCGCAGCTCGCGACGCAGGGCGCGCAGCTCCAGTCCTACCTGACGTCCGGCACGCTGCCGCCCGGCGTCTCGGCGGGCCTCCAGTCGGCGCACGACGCCGCAGCGGCGACGATCCGCTCCCAGTACGCGTCCCGCGGCCAGACCGGGTCGAGCGCCGAGGCGCAAGACCTCGCCAATCTCGCGACGACGACGGTCAGCCAGGGCGCTCAGATCGCTTCCAACCTGCTCCAGCAGGGGGTGAGCGAGAGCGAGTTCTCGGCGCAGCTCTACCAGAGCCTGATGCAGTCCTCGATGCAGCAGGACGCGGCGCTCTCGCAGTCGATCGCCAGCTTCGCCGGCGGCCTGGCGGGTCTGGGGCTGAAGAGCGCGCAGACGCCGGTGGGGTGAGCCATGGTCTACGATCCGCTCTCCAGCGTCGCCGCTCCCGGCGCCGCGGCGCCGCTCGCGCCGGCGCCGAGCCCGCTCGCCGACTCCGACCAGCGGCTGAAGGCATTCGGCGCCAAGCAGGAGGAGCTGGCCAGCAAGATCGACACGATCCGCGCCGACACGGCGGCGCGCAACGAGAGGCTGGAGAGCTACTTCGACCAGAACAAGCCGCCGGTCTATAAGCCGCCGGCGCCGTTCAAGCCGCCGGAGGAGACCAGCCCGATCGAGGCCTGGGGGTCGCTGGCGATGGCCTTCGCCATGCTGGCGTCCCGCTTCACCCGGACGCCGATGATGACGGCGATGAACGCCGGCGCCGCGGTGATGCAGGCCTTCAAGCAGAGAGACGTCGACCGCGCCAAGCAGGCCTACGAGCAGTGGAAGTCGGCCAACGACCAAGCGCTCGACATGGCGAAGTACCAGCAGGCCGCTTACGCGAACCTGATGGCGACGGTCGAGCGGCGAGAGAAGAACAATATCGATCTCTCCAAGGACGCGATGGCCGACGTGCGGGCGCAGATGACGGCGCTCGCCTCGGCGTTCAAGGACGAGACGATGCTGAAGCTCGGCGAGGAGCGCGATCTCAACGCGCAGCGGGCGGAGTTCGATCGGCGCCAGCACGAGATGGAGATGCTGAAGATCCAGTCGGAGAAGATCGACGCCGGCATGGCGAAGGTGCAGTCGGCGATCGACGGCGCCGTCGCGGAGCGCGACCTGAAGGCCACGCCGGAGTACAGGGAAGCCATCGCCTCGGGCGACACGATGGCGATGTACAAGATGCTCGCCGAGGCGAACCCCGACAAGTACCTGGAGAAGTACCAGGCCGAGAAGGATCGGCAGGAGAAGTACGAGGAGAGCGCCGCGCACCAGGCGGCGACGCAGTTCGATCAATACCTCGCCTCTCCCGAGGGTCAGGCCGCCTCGCCGGAGGACCGGAGCAAGAAGCAGGCACAGATCTACGGCCTGTTCAAGTCGCAGGGCGGCGCGCGGCTGCTGCCGCCGCTGACTGAGGAGAACCGGCACTGGCAGGCGCAGGCGCTCGCCTCCTATGAGCTGCCGGCGCCGGGGCAGCTACAGATCGCGCGCGAGCAGGGCTGGGACGGGCCGGACGGCGCGCTCGCCGAGGCCAGGAAGATCAACCCCAGTTACAACCCGGCCAAGTATCAGGCGGTGCAGGCAGCGCGGCGCAAGTTGACCAGCGGCAAGGACGCCGACGCCATCGCCTCCTACGTGCGGCTCGATCAGCACCTCGACTTCTTCAAGAGCCTCGTCGACAAGCTGTCCGACACGTCCGACATCAAGCTGACCGACAGGCTCGCGGCGGAGTGGGGCCGGCAGACTGGCAACCCAAACGTCACTTCCTACGAGACGGCGCTGGCGCTGGTCGGCGACGAGATCGTCAAGGCGGCGACCGGCGCGGGCGTCGCCGGCGCGCTCGGCGACCGCGAGGAGATCAAGAAGAATTTCGACCCGGCGCTATCCAAGGACCAGCTACGCGCCAACATCAACGCGGTGCAGGTGCTGGTCGGCGGCGCCATGACGTCGACGATCAACAAATATCGCAACATCTTGTCGCCGCAGGAGATCACCGACGCGATCGGCTCGCGCGAGGTGATGGAGCGCTTCCACGTCGACCCGGACACCGGCAAGGCGCGGGTCGAGGGCGCCTACGACTTCGGCGGCCAGAAGTACAGCGTCGGGCCGGAGGGGATCAAGGAGCAGAGCGGCGCGCTGTCCGCGAGCGCGGCGCCGAGGCGCTCCGCCGAGCAGCTGTCCGGGAAGGCGCCGGTGGGCGTGGACGGCGCGGGTCGGAAGGTGTTCTGGCGGCGCGGCCGCTACGAATTCGAGGATGGGACGCCGGCGCAATGAGCCTCGTGGACGACGTCGCGCTCGACCAGACGGCGCCCTGGGCGCCGAAGGTTCCGCTCGCGCCGGTCCCGGCGCAGCCGGCGGTGGGAGAGCCGAAGATCACGCCGGAGACGCATCCGCGCTTCTTCAGCGCGGTCGGGCCAGCGCCGGGCGTGAAGCCGCCGGAGGCGTCGGCGGAGAAGCCCCTGGCCGGCGACTATATGGCGGTCGTGCGGCGGCGCGAGAGCGGCGGGAACGACACGGCGGGCAATGGCGTCGCGTTCGGCCGCTACGCCTTCACGCCGAGGACGTGGCTCGGCGTCGCCGCGGCGCACTCCGAACTGGGGCTGAGGCCCGAGGACATCTGGAACGGCGAGAAGCAGGACCAGGCGATGCGGGCGTTGACTGCCGACAACGCGCGCGTTCTGAGGGAAGAAGGCCTCGATCCGTCTCCGGCCAATCTCTACGTGACGCACTTTCTCGGGACGGGCGGCGGGCCGAAGTTCTTGCGCGCGATGCAAGCCGATCCGTCTTTCAGCGCCGCGTCGCTGTTTCCGCTCGAGGCGCGCTACAATCCGACGATTTTCTTTCGCGGCGGAGATCCGCGCGCGCCGCGTTCTCTCGGAGATGTCTACGCTCTGATGACGCGCGACTTCGGCAGCGTCGCTCTCGACGCATCTCAGACGAAAAGCGTCGAAAACGCTTCGACGCAGATCGCGTCGAGCGCGACTTCCGACGCCGTCGACGAGGCTTCCCTGCCGCCGCTGCCCGCCGACGTGAAGCCGATCGAGAGTCCCGCGCCGAGCGAGACCCTGCCGCCGCTGCCGCCCGGCTTCAAGCTGATTGCGCCGGAGAACGCCTATCGGCAGGACGTCGGCGGCTACGAGAGCGAGGCCGCTAAGGACGCCGAGGCGCCGGGGTTCTGGAGCAAGCTGTCGTCGCCCGAGGCGTGGTTCGGACCCGGTGGGAGCTGGAAGAACCTCGGCGGTCTCATCGGTCCTGGCGCCGCGCCGGGCCACGAGGACGACTTCTCCAAGGCTTATCTCGGCGCCGAGTACGATTTGGCGCGGAAGGAGAGCGAGTTCGGCGCCGGGCTCGCGTCGGGCGTCGCCCAGGCGCCGATCGGCCTCGCCGAGGCCGTTCCTGGCGATATCGGCCAGGGCGCCGCCGAGGCGAATAAGTTGCTCCAGCGGGTCGGCTCGCCCGAGGCGCAGACCGTCGGCACGGTCGCCGCGCAGCTGGTTCCGATCGAGCGCGGCGCCGAGGCGGCGGGCGCCGCCGCCAGGGGCCTGGTCGAGGAGGGGCCGAGACTCGCCAGCTGGGCGCGCGGCGCCGGCGAGGGCGCGTTGGGCGGCGCCACGGCGGGGCTGATGACGCCGACCGGCGAGACCGATCCGGGGAAGCGCGCCGAGGAGAAGATCGAGGGCGCGGCGATCGGCGGCGCGCTCGGCGCCGCCGCGGGCGGCGCGCTGCCGGGCGTCGCCGGCGCGGCGAAATGGGGCGCCAAAGAGTGGAGCGTGCTCACCGGGGCTACGGCGAGGAAAGCCGCCGAGGACGCCAGACGCCTCGCCGAAGAGCTGCGCAGCGGCGTCGACGCCGAGACCGGCAAGGCGATGACCGCCGACGCGACGCTGGCGAAGCTGGCGCAGATCGACAGGTTGAACGCGCAGGCCCAGGCGGCGAAGGACGAGGCTACCGCTACGGCGCAGCGAGCGAAGATCGAGGAGCATGCCTCGGGGCCGGTCTCGACGCCCGAAGCGCTCGGCGAGCAGATCCACCAGACGGCGGTCGCCGACATGGAGGCGTTGAGAGCCGAGCGCCGCGCGAAGTCCGGCTTCGACGAGGCCGTGAGATCGGACGGGCGGCGGCCTTCGGTGCCGACGGCGCGGTTCATCGACGACGCCAGGAGGATGGAGGAGGAAACCCGCAATCCGCAGCTGAAGAGCGCTCTCGCCCAGTTCCGCCGATCGCTGACCAACGCGGCCGATGTCAAGGGCCAGCCGGCGGTCAAGGCCGTCTCGATCTCGCAGGCGCGCGAGATCCTCCAGACGCTCAACGGCGAGATCGAGAACCTGGACGTCGGCGGCGCGCACAGGTTGGCCGAGATCCGCGATGTCTTCCTTGACAACCTGGAGAGGACGCACCCGAAGATGAAGGCGGCGCGCGAGCGGTACGCGGAGATGTCGCGGCCGCTCGACGTCTACGAGCGCACCGGCGCCCTGAAGAAGGCGGTGATGGAGGACCCGTACTCCGGCGCCGCGACGATGGACCCGACGAGGATCAAGGCCGCCATTACCGGCAGGACGGCGGCGGGCGCCGAGGCGCTGAGGCGGCTGGTCGAGCGCAACCCAGTTATTCGCGACTCGGTGCGCAACGTGCTGCGCGGCGAGCTCTACGGCGCCGGCGCCGCGGCGCGGACGCCGACGGCGAGTCAGCTGCGCTCGTTCCTGGCGAAGAACCGGCTCACGCTGGAGAAGACGAGCCTCTACGACGAGTTCGCCGCGATTAGGCCGAGCCTGGAGGCGGTCGAGGCGGCGCCGCGGCGCGCCGCGGAGACCGCGAAGAGCATCGAGAGCCTCGCCAGGAACAAGGCGACGGCGCTCGCCGCCCGCCGCGACCTGCGCCAGCTCCAGATCGAGATGAATGAACCGAAGAACACGCCGGCGCAGATCGTCGCAGCGGCCGAGAGGACCGCTAAGTCGCTGTACGGCCGGGGCGCCTTCACCGAGGCGCAGTACCAGAGATTCACCGGCGACCTCCGCGACGCGCAGCGCCGGATCGCCGAGGCCAAGGACGAGGAGGCGAGGCACAGGGCGGCGGTCGCTCTCGCCATCAAGGTCGGCGTGGCCGCCGGCGCCGCCGGCGCCGCCGGCGCAGTCGGCCGCGAGTTCATTCAGCACAGGATCTACCCGCACGGATGAGCGACCTGTTCGACGCGATCGACTCCGCCGCCGCCAAGCTGTTGGAGGCGGCTGGATTCGGTGATAAGGTGGAGGGCGTCGAGCCGCCGCGGGTCGATCTTCCCGATCGCGTCAAGGCGTTCCAGGCCGTGGTCGCCTGGGCCGAGACGCGCAACGACCTGAGACCGCCGGAGAAGGAGAAGTCGAAGTTTGACGATATCAGGCGAAAGTTCGGTGAGGCGGCTAAGCGTCGAGGACGTCCTGCCGCGGCCGAGAGCGGTTCCGCCGGTCCAGACGGCGGAGACGCCGCTCCCACCGCTCCAACCGCAGACCTCTTCGACGCCTGACGCCATCGTCGCGACCTTCAGGGCGCTGGGCTACGTGCTCAGCGCCCGTGCTCTCTTGCTGCTCGCGCTCGTCTTCTCCTTCGCTCTTGCGGTCATGGCGATGCTCAGCCAGACCTTGTTCTCGCTCTACGTGCTCCTGGCGGGCTCGGCCTTCGCGGTCCTCCCCGTCGCCTACCTGGAGACCCGCCGTCGGTCGAATTGATACCATAGTATCGAATGGAGTCAAGCTAGAAAAGCGGTCCTCGCATAAAATGAGGTGACATCGTGCAGCTCGTCGGCGCCGGCAGTCAGATCAAGTATCACCCCCAGTTCACCGCGGACGGCTCGGTCGCCGCGGGCGGGACGCCGCAGCTCGTCCTGCCGCAGGTCCCGTCGCGCTCGTTCCTGATGCTCCAGAATACGTCGGCGGGGTCGTTGTACTTCGAGTTCGGTTCGGCGCGCGCGACGGCGACGCTGAGCAGCGGCGGCGTCGGCTCGATCGCGGTGACGAACGCCGGCTTCAACTTCACTAAGACGCCGGTCGTACGCTTCTCCGGCGGCGGCTACGCCGGCAACACGGCGTACCTCGGGCTCAGCCAGCCAGGCGGCGAGGGGCCTAGCTCGTCGATCGTCGCCGGAAAAGTCGCCAGGGCGCATTGCGTGATGACCGGCTCGGCCGGCAACCTGTCCGTCTCGTCGATCGTCGTCGACGATCCCGGCGCCGGCTACGCGGTCGCTCCTTACGTCTTCATCGTGAACAGCGATCTTGATCCTTACGGCTGCGCCGCGCCGTCGCTGACGTCGGGGATGCTGCTGACCGCGCAGTCGCCGCCGTTCGTGCTTAACGGTACGTCGTGTTTCACCGACTCCGTCGCCGTCTTCGGCGCGACGACGGGTCAGACTTTCCTCTGCCGATGGATGACTTGAAAGGACGACCCATGAAGAAGGTTCTCGGTCTTCTCGCGGGCGCCGCGCTCCTCCTGGGGGCGTCGCTCGCTCTTGCGCAGCAGATCGGCGGCGCCCAGGTCGGGCAACAGGCGCAGCACTACGACGCCGGCGTGAACGTTCAGTCGACCGCTCCGGCGGTCAACGCCACGCAGGCGGCGGGCACCGTCACGATCACGCCGCCGTCGGGGTCGTACGTCTACTTCACGTCGCTGCTCTTCGGCGCGTGCGGCGATGGCACGGCGTCGCAATCGCCGATCCAACTCGCGTTCACTTCCACCAATATTGGCGGCGCGTCGACCACGTCGCTGCAGGTCGAGAATTCGGCGATCTCCGGCTCGACGATCACCACTAACGCGTGGACCAACCTGTGCGCGTGGAGCCCGAACATCGTGTCGTTCGCGCCGCTACGCTCGCTGGTCGCCGGCACTCCGGTGACGCTCATCCCGCCGGCGCAGAACGCCCACGTCTCGTTCCCGATCATCGCAGCCTACTACTTCTCGCCCTAACCCTCGTGACGGCGGAGGCTCGTCATGAGCTCGTACTCCGGTGTGTCTCTCAGCGCGGTCGGCGCCTCCTCGCCGATCCTCATCCTGCCGAACTCGGCGCAGCGCTACCTGCCGATCTTGGCGCTCGGCCTGGTCTGCACCGTGTCGTCCGGCGCCTCGCTCGTCTACTCGGTGCAGGTCACGGCCGACTCGCAAGGCGGTTCGATCCTCAACTGGAACAATCACGACGTCTTGGTCAACCAGTCGGGGAGCGCCAACGGCAACATCCTCTACCCGGTGTCGGCGGTCCGCCTCGTCGTGACGAGCTGGACCAGCGGCTCGGTCAACCTGGGGGTCGCACAGTGGCCGTGACACGTCTCCTCCTCGCTCTCGCCCTCGTCGCCGGCGCGGCGCCGGCGCTGGCGCAGAGCGGCCCCGGCGCCAGCGGGCGCGATCCCTGCACCTATGCCGCCAAGTCGAGCGTGCCGATCGACATCGCGGGACCAGGGACGATCGGTCTCGTCCCGCCGCTCGGGTCGGCGTCGATCTACGTCTGCGGGGTCAACGTCACGCTCAGCGCGGCGCCCTTCAACTCCGCGACTTTCGAATATGGAACCGGAGCGGCGTGCGCCAATCCGACCGCGCTGAGCGGCGATATCGGCTTTAGCAATCCGATCAGTTGGAGCAGCAACCCGCCGCAGTCCGCCACCTCGTTCTCCAGCGGCGCCGACTTCACGCTCTTCACGGCGCCGTCGGGAACCGGTCTGTGCGTGGTCACGACCGGCGGCGCGGCGGCGTTCGTCAGCGGGTTTCTGACCTATGTCCAGCAGTGAGGCGGCCATGAAGAGATTGTCGCTCGTCATCCTCGCGCTGGCGCTCTCCGCCGCGTCTCCGCGCGCGCAGACGGTGTCGCTCAGCTCGCCGGCGCAGATCCCCTACAACATCACGGCGTTCATGCGACCCTACGGCACGCTGCAGGTCTCGCCTGAGGTCATCGCGCAGCTCGCCGATCCGTTCCCCGGCTCGTCGTTCGACGCGAACAAGTGGACCGCCGGCGGCACGAACAGCCCGACGGCGTCCAACGGCCAGGCGATTCTCAGCCTTGACGCGACGAACAGCCTGACCTCGACGTTAGTCTCCGTCCCGACCGGCGCGGTGACCGGGACGCTCGCCGCCGCGGTGACCGGGACGCTCGCCGCCGCGGCGGCCAAGACGACCTACGTCTGCGGCTTCGACGTCTCGGCGATCGGCGGCACGGCTGCGGTCGGGCCGGTGACGGTCGCCGGGCTCGTCGGCTCCTCGATGGTCTACCAGCTGTCGTCGTTGGCGGCGGGGAACACGCTCTCGCGCACGTTCACGCCCTGCGTCCCCGCCTCGGCGGTGAACACGGCGATCACGGCCGACGGAACGGCGACCGCCGTCGACGTCGACTCGTGGGGGTTCCAGCAGTGAGCGCGCCGTCCCCCGCCGTCTTCATCCAGGGCGCCGGCGTCGTCGGCGCCGACCAGCTCAACACGTTCGTCCAGACGACGACGAATTTCGCACAGCTGCGCACGTTCACCGGCCTATCGGGCATGTTTGTCGCCGTGCAGGGCGGGTCCTCGCCGGGCGACGGGCTCGGCGGCCTGTTCCGGTACAGCGCGTCGAGCACGGCGAGCGACAACGGCGCGACAGCGATCACGCCAACCGGCGCTACGCAAGGCGCATGGCTGAAGCTGATCTCGGCCTACTCCTACCAGGTCCCGGCGACCGGTTTCTCGATCCAGATCGCGAGCGGCGTGACGGCGCTGCTGCTCAACCCCGCCGGGACGCTCGCGGCGGGAACGGTCGTCTTCCCGACGACGCCGATCGACGGTCAGGACCTGGCGCTCTCGTCGACCCAGGCCGTCACGGCGCTGACGCTGTCGGTCCCGAGCGGCTTCACGCTCTTCGGCGCGGTCTCGACGCTCGCCGCCAACGCGCCGGTGAAGTGGAAGTACGTCGCCTCGGTCGCGACCTGGTTCAGGGTCTGAGCCGTGGCGCCGCCGCTCCCCACCGTCTTCGTCCAGGGCCAGGGCGTCGCCTCCGCCGACCAGCTGAACACGCCCGTCCAGACGGTGGCGAGCTTCGCGCAGCTGCGGACCTTCACTGCGCTCGACGACATGTGCGTGATGGTCCTCGGCGGCGCCGCCGAGGGCGACGGCTACCAGGGCCTGTTCTGGTACGACTCGACCAGCACGGCCGTCGACAACAGCGCGACGGCGATCACGCCGACCGGCGCCGCGCAGGGCGCGTGGCTGCTGCTGCCGCCGGGTTCACAGTCGCCGGGCGCCTTCGCCACGCTGTCGGTCTCCGGCGCGGCGACGATTGGCGGCAACTTGTCGGTCGGCGGGACGCTGACGACGGCGGGCGTCGCGACGTTCCAGTCCAACGTGCTGATGACCGGGACCGGCGAGGCGCAGATCCCCGCCGGCACGACGGCGCAGCGGCCGAGCTCTCCGTCCGCCGGTATGATCCGCTACAACACGTCGCTGGCGATCTTCGAGGGCTACGGGTCGAGCTGGCTGTCGCTCGGCGCCAGCGTCGTGACGACGCCGCCGTGCGGTCGCCTGACGCTGGCAAGCGGCGTCCCGGTCCTGTCGAGCGCGATGCTCGCCGCTAGCGGCGTCATCTGGACGCCATATAACGGCGCTGTCACGCCACAGTGGAACGGCTCCGCCTGGACCTCGACGACGTTCACCGAGATCAGCCAGGCGCTTAGCGACACGACGAACTCGCCCGCCGCCGCGGTCGCCGGCGGCCTCTACGACATGTTCATCTGGTTCAAGTCCGGCGCGGCGACGCTGTCGCGCGGGCCGGCATGGACGAACAGCGCGACGCGCTCGCTGGCCATTACTCCTCGCGTCGGCGGGTTCCTGACCAACGCGGTAGCAGTTGCCAACGGCCCCGCCGCCGGCTACGGGCTCTACGTCGGCACGATCGCCTGCGACGCCGGTGGGGCGACAGTGACGTTCAACCCGACGCCGGCGGCGGCGAGCGGCGGTCCGAGCGGCGGCGCTTGGGTCGGGCTGTGGAACGCGTTCAACCAAGTCGCTATCGACTTGGCAGCGTGCGACTCGAAGGCGTTGTGGTCGCCCACCACGACGGCGACGTGGGAGCGGTCGGACAACTCGGCCAACAATAGAGTCTCGTTCGTGATCGGCGTGGCGGGCGGTTCCGTCACGCCTTCCTTCCAGTGCTGGCTAAGCAATGTGCAGGCCAACACGAACGTAGCTGTCGGGTTGGGCGTGAACTCGACGAGCGCGCCGAGCGCCGCGTCGCAGGGATTCTATACGACTACTGTCGGCACGTACGGCGTCGCCAATGTCAGCTACGGCTTCGCCCCGCCAATCGGTTTGAACTACATTCAGGCGCTCCAGTATGCCTCGAATTCCAACGACGCGTACCAGGGCGTCACGCTGTCGGCGCAGATGCACCAGCTTCTGGTCCAGACGGTTTTTTGAGGGGCCCATGCGATCAGATACGCGCTGCTCTGTTCTCCTTGCGCTCCTTCTCTTGGCGGCGCCCGCCGCGGCCGCGCCGCCGGCGACGCCGTGCCCGTCGATCGACGCCGGCTGGGCGATTCCGTTCTCCGGTCCGATCACCTCGGTCGGCTACGATCAGGCGGCGCAAATGCTCTACGTCGCCTTCGGCCCGACGATGACGACCTTCGCCGGCGTGCCGCTCGGCGTCATGCAGGGATTTCAGAACACGCGCGACCCGCTGTCGCTCTACAACACAACGGTCGCGCCAATCTATCATGCGCTGTTCCTGCTACAGACGAACAATTGTCCGTTGATGCTTGAAGGTGGATCGGGAGGCTACCTGTGGACCGACTGAAACTCGTTCTCGTCGCTGCTCTGTTGGCCTCGCCCGCCGCGGCGCAGCAGTGCGGCATGCTGACGACCTGCCCGCCGGTGTCGACGCCGCTCGCCGGAACCGAACTGCTCTATGTGGTGCAGGGCGGCGTGTCGAAGAAGATGACGACGGCGCAGCTCGGCGCCGCGATCTCGCCGCTCGTGCCGATCGCGCCGGGTCAGTTGCGGATCAATCCGTCGACCAATGGCGGCGTGCTGTGGGACAACAACGGCGTTCTCGGCGACTCGACGACGCTGCCGAGTGGGCTGAATCTCCAGACGCCTTCGGCGATCAATCTCGAGAACGCCACCAATCTTCCCGCGCCGACGCTAACGACGCTCGGCGGCGTCGAGGCGATCAACGCGGTTTCGCATCAGTGGATCGCCTACATCGACACGTCGGGCGTCCCGCATCTCGCGCAGCCGGCGCTCGGCGATATCTCGGGCCTCGGCACGAATGTCGCCACAGCGCTCGGCAATGCGGCTGGTGCAACAGGCGGCTTCGCGACGTACAGTCAGCTCGGAAGTGCGGCCTTTGACGCTACCGGCACAACCGGCGGCACGGTTCCGCTCAACAACGGTGGCTTCACGCAGTCGGGCGCAGCGATATTCAGCAGCACCTTCGTTGAGAGCAACACGGCTCTCGCCTCCGTCGTCGCCGGACAACTCGGGCTTGCCGGCGGCAACACGTCGAACCCCAGTCTCGGAGCAAACGACGAAGGCGACGTCTATCTCCAAACTGTCAACGGCCTTGTGCTTATCGGCAACGGTTCGACTTATGACGTAAGCCTGCTCGACAGAGCCGGCAACGTCGCGCTCGGCGTGGCGACGGGAACAGTCAATCTTGTCGCAGGCGGCACTATTAGTACTACAGGGGTCATAGCGAGTCCGCCTACTTCTGCATTTGCACAAGCGTGGAACAGCTCGCAGACCGTTAGCGCATCGTCTGCCAGCAGTGTTGTTCTAAATCAATTTACCAGCACCGATAGCGCCGCGGTCGGATCAAATTTTGTAAATGACATTCTCTTTAACACAAATTTTGGCGGCAGCACCGCCAGTGGTGGGCGACAAGTTGTCGAGGTTATCGGTGAACTTACAACCGCAACCTCAGCGAGCAACGCAAACCGCAACTATGTTGGCATATACTCTGCAATGGTGGCGGGGGCCAGTGATGGCGGCAGCACAGGAAATTACGAAGGGGCGTTTATAGGCGCAAATTTTGACGCCACAGCGCTTAATGGCGCCACATATCTGTTTACTGCTTACGGAGCGGAGTTTAACACAAACTTAGTATCTGGGTCGAGCGTGGCGTATAAAGCATTGGCGGCGTTTAGTAGTACGACTGCGGACGTTGTTAATGGGTCGACTGTTAACGCTATGTTATATCTATATAATCAAAGCGGAGCGACCGCTGCGTGGTCGTATGGGGCGCTGTTTGATGGATCGAACAGACAATGGCCGTTTAGCAACACAGCAACAATAATTGCTACGCTTGGATCAGGCTCGGCAGCAAATGGGATTGATTTTTCTCCGACGACATTCAGCGGCTGCGCGTTCAAAAGTGTGAATGTGTGCATTGACGGCAGCGGTAATATTGTCACCAGTGGTAAAATTGAATCGACAGGCAACTACTTTCTGTTGACCTTTAATGCGGGGGCAACCTACCCGCCAGCTTTGGGGACAAGCTTCACGCTTGGAACGAATTTTACCAACGCGTCAGCAGAAGTTGATTTTTGGAATGCTGACGCATCTGGGCCGGGCGTTGCATTTAATTTCTATCAATTGACAGGTGCGTCCTCGTCGAATTTGTTAGTATCAATTTCTCCATCAGGAAAGATATCCGCCGGGAACGCGTCTCTGTCCGGCGTTGGGTTGTCACTTCAAAACTCTGTCGGCACGTGTACGTTCACTGCCACCTCGTCGGGATCGTCGACCCAGTCTTGCTCGTCGGATCGCCGACTTAAGACTGACATTCGCGACGCAGGTGATGAACTCGCTTGGCTCAATAGCTTCGGCATCCGTGACTACGCAGTCATAGCCAACGGCGAGCCCGGCACAAGTCCGATCGCCCAGGAAGTCGCGCTCATCCATCCTGAGATGGTCTCCGAGGGCGTCAATGGCTTCCTGCAACTGCAAGCCCCATCGCCGTGGAAGATGATGCGGGTGATGCAAGAACTCGTCGCCAACGACAACGATCGCGATGCTCGGATCGTGGAGTTGCGGCGTGAGATTGATGCGCTTATAAGACAGGAACAAAATGATCGAACCCCCGCAGGAGGTGCGTCGCCGAGCCTGCGGGGCTCTTTCCACTCGGCGACAAACACCTTGGAAAGGTAAGACAATGTTGGCAAAAACACAATCGCTAAGATAATCATCGGTACCGCCGCGTTATTTCCATTAGTGGCCGGGTTGCTGCTCCTTGCTGATTACGAGTATAACAAGCGTCAAGCGTTGTCGCAGTCGCTTGTAAACATCGCGCCTCCGACAGAGCCGGCAGACTTTACCTTCATAGAGGTTCATGTCGTCGATCACGGCGTAACGGCTAACGAAAGGTACTTCGTTGGAGACCTTCCGCAGGTCGGCGATGCAGTGGAGATGGTCTATGTCGGCAGTCGCGACGATGGGACGATGCGATTTCAGTTGAGGACCAAGAAATGATCAGAACCGTCTCCCTTACAGGGCGCACTCTCATCCTCGCCGCCCTGATCGCCACCCCGGCGCTCGGAGCCGAAGGTCCGAAGCCCGGCGCGCCCGTCGTGAAAGAAGTCACGATGAGCTACAACGACGCGTACCAGCTTTCTCAGGCCATCGGCAATTTGTCGTGCGCGAAGTTCGCAGCGGGGCCGCAGGGCGCGATGCAGTGCATGGAACCGACGACATGGCCGATCGCCGCCGAGGCTCGCTTGGCGTTGGCGCGTGACCTCCGCGAGCTGGGGCTGGCCGTGGCGGATGCACAGAAGGTCGACGGCGAGATTATCCAGAAATACCTCGACCCGAAAACCAAGGCGGTCGCGGATGACAAGCGGCCTCAGGCAATCGCGGAACAGGTGGCGGTCGGCAACCTACAGGTCGTTCTGTCGCTTCAGATGATCCAGTCGCACGCCATCGCGGGAGACGGCGTGACCGGGCCGTCTGTCGCCATCATCGCCGCTCTATCGCCGATCTTCTCCGATCTCGACGACTTGCCGGCGCCACGCCGCGCCGCCGAGAGCGTGCCGGCGCCCACGCTAGGTCCGGCCGCAATCCCGCCGACGTCGCCCGTGACAAAGTAGGAGACCCGCGATGCGCAGCGTCATCGGACTGGCCTTCTTGGCGCTGCTCATTGTGGCTGGGCCGGCGCTCGCCGACCCTCCCGCGCGCTGCGCGTTGATCGACGGGCGCATCGTCTCGGCCGCCGAAGCGCGCGAGATCGCTGCCTCATGGGCCCCCGAGACCACCTCTATCGCGACAATCGACGCGCAGACAGTTGCCCGCGCGCTCCAGGCCGAACTGGTTCCGATCAGCGACGAGGGCGACGCACTGATCGCCTTCGCGGCGATGGGCCGCGTGCGGGTGTTCATGCTCTCCGGCGACTGCGTGAGCGACTGGACAATTGTCTCGCCGACGACATGGGCCACCGCCCTGCGCGCCGCGCTCGGCGACCCGGCGTGAGGAGGCGCGCATGCTCGCCCATCTCCCCGACCTCTTGATAGCGATCCTGGTCGCATGGCTCGCTGTGCAACTGATGATGAGGATGTGAACCATGTCTGACTATCCCGGTTTCGACCGCAGCGATCCGCCGACCGACGCGCAGTTGGCGTGGCTCAAGAAATACTCGACGGCGCGCTGGCTTGGCGGCTATTTGCCGTCGCCGTCGCACGCTGCGCGAACGTGGTGCCGACTGTGGCAGAAGCTGCGGGCGCAGGGCTGGGGCGTCGCCCCGGTCTACGTCGGCCAGCAGGTAATGGGGCCGGGAAACCACGCCGTCACGGCGGCGCAGGGGGCGATCGACGGGGCGGACGCCGCGGCGAGAATGGTCGAGGAAGATTTCGCGCCGGGCTCGTTCGTCTTCCTCGACCTCGAGAGTCCTTCGCCTGAGTTCGTCGCGTCGGGCTACGTCGCGGCGTGGATCGACGCGGTGCGAGCGGACGGCTTCGGGGCGGGCGTCTACTGCTCGTTCGTCCAGGCGGCGCAGTTCGCTGCGCTGCGGCCGGGCGTGCGCCTCTGGGTCTACCACGTGCCGACCGTCGCCCGAACGAACTACCCGAGCGACGATTTCCCCGATCTCGACCCGGCGACGAGCGGATTCGCGGGGGCCTTCGCGTGGCAGCTCCGTGACAACATCGGCATCCCGGACGCCGCCGCGCCGGGCGGCTGGACGCTCGTCGATCTCGACAGCGCGGTCTCGGCTGACCCGAGCGCGCCGTGATTTGACTTCCGCGCGGAGACTGCTCGCCGGGCCGCGCGGGATTCTCCCACCCGGCGAGCGCTCTTGGGAGAATGCAAACCATGTCCGATCCGTCCACTATCTCTGCGGCGCCGATCGTCACCGTCGTCGCGCCCTACCTCGTCCAGCTCGCCATGGTCCTCATTCCCATCGCGGTCGCCTGGCTCGCCAACGAGTTCCGCCGGCGCACCGGCGTTCAAGTCCAACAGGCGGCGCTCGACAAGATCGACGCCACCGCCGAGGCCGAAGCGGGCGCGCTGATCGCCGCTGCGGCCAACAATCTCGCCACGGATCAGATCAAGGTCGGTTCGCCGATCGTCGCCAGCATTGCGCTGCGAATGGCGGCGGCGTTGCCCAAGGAGCTCGCCGCCGCCGGCCTCACGTCCGACGCCGTCGCGACGATGGTCGCGGGCAAGATCGGCAAGTTGCAGGCGAGCATGACGACCGTCGCGCCGCCGCCTGCGCCGCTCAAGTGAAGGAGAACGCCATGAAGAAACTCAGCTTGCCGAGCGCTTTGATGCTTACGCTCGCGTCGTCGGTCTGCCTCGCGTCCGGCGCGGCGCCGCCGAGCGTTACGCCGACGCCTCTCATCCTTGACGGATTGAATCTGTCGTCGTCGACGGCGACGCCGTCGCTTGACGTCCTGGCGACTTCTTCCAGCCCTTTGGTCGCCATCGCCAACTGGTTCTCGGGCGACGCGCAGTCGGCCGTCGCGCTGGCTTACCAGTTCCCGAGCCTTCCGGACGGCAATGGCGCGGCGTGCTGGACGGCGGGCGCTCAGCTCGGCGCGATCATGAAGGCGCATCCGAGCCTGCTCACCGGCAAAGCGATGACGGACATTCAGGCGCTCCGGCTCGCGGTAATGGCGGCGCGACAGATCTGCAACAACCAAGCGTGCCAGACGGTCGCCGCCGAGTCCGCCTCGGCGCTCAAAAAGGTCGTTCAGGCGCTGCCGGTCAACGTCAAGCTGCCGACGCAGAACGCCTTTATCGACGCCTGCGACGATATCCCGACGCTCGCTTCCGCCCCCCTGCCGACGCCAAGCCCGACGCCTGCGACGACGCCGGCCGCGGCGAACTGACATGCTGAGCGACGCTCAAATCTGCGACCTGGTCGGCGAGAGCTACAACCTCGCGCCGACCGTCGTCGCGGGCGACGACATTCGCGCCGTCGTCACGCGGATCGGCGACGAGACGGCCGTGGCCTGTCCGGGCACGACCGATCTCGCCGGGTGGTTGGACGACTTCACGATCTGGCCGCGGCTCTTTCCGGTCCTCGGCTGGTATCATGACGGCTTCGGCCGTTGCGGCTCGGCGCTGTACGAGGCTGCAGCTGCAAAATTGGCCGTGGACGGCCGCGTGGTGTTTTGCGGGCATTCGCTCGGGGCGCAGCTCGCGCAAGTGCTGGCGGCGAGATTCGCCGCGGCGCGCGGGCATTCGTTCCGGTGCGTCGTCTTCGGCTGCCCGCGCGGCGCGTTCATTGGCAACTGGACGTCCGGGCGGCTCGTGCGCAGCGGCTTGCAGGCGATCGAGTACCGCAATTACGGCGATCCGGTATGCGTCATTCCGCCGCGGCCGATGTGGAAGCATAACACGCGCCACAGGGATGTGGGCGCGCGGGTTCACGCGCTCGCGCCGGCGCCGGCCAACCATGACATCGCTCTCTATTCCGCCAACCTTCGAGATGCAGCAGGAGCCGCCTGAAATGGCCAATTTCAACAATTTCGGGTGGCGCCCGTTCACGCCCATCGAGCTGACGATCGTCGCCGGCGTCATCGTCGCTGCGCTGTCGGAGATGACCGCGGAGATGTGGCGGCTTCAGAGCGCGAGCGCCGCGACGACGCAGCAGGTGACCGACGACGAGCCGCAATCGCCGACGACTAACGCCAAAGCGCTCGCGCCGGCCTCGCCGCGATAGCGTGAGGATGATGGGCGAGGGACACAACTGACGATCTGGGGGCGGTATCGGCGATGGGCGAAGAGCATCTTCTTCAAGACATTCACCTCATGGTGGGCGAGATCAACGGCAAACTGGGGATGGTGGTTGGTCAAATCGCTGACCTGAAGCGCGACATCGTCGCCGTCGAAGAGCGCACGCGGACGTTGGAAAATGGCCGAAGCTGGTTTGCCGGCGCCTGCGCGGTCGGCGGCGGCGTCGTCGGCGCTGCGCTTACGGCTTTTGGACGCCTCTTGATCGGCCGCGCCTAACCGATCTCTTTCTTCATCGTCGTTCTTATCCGCCCCGGCGCGCCAGCAATGGCCGCCGGGGCGGCTTTTTGCGTTTCAGGGCGGGCGGGAACGGTGGCTCTGGCGCTACCGATTTCGTGGAAAGCGCCGAAAAATAGGGCTAAGCCCGGCGGGCGCGAACGGCGTTGGTCTGGCCGAGGCGCGCGCCGAGCGTGACCGCCACAATTTCTCCTCGGTGAAAGATGACACCCTGGCGGAAGGCGGCGGGGCGGACGTCAGGCACGGGAAACCTCGTCGAACATGGGCAGCTCCGCTTCGGGCGCCGCCTTTGCGGTCGGGTGCGTTTCGGCGAGCATCCACTTCGCCGGCGGCGGGACGTAGTCGGCCGGCGCGGGCGCCCAATCGAAAAGCCCCAGCGCGCCGCGGGCGGGGATGAAATCGCAGGGCTGCGAGTCGCGCATGACGATGGCGCACGGTCCAAAGAACCATCGCGAAACGGCATTGCGAGCGATTCCGTCGAACTTCACCGTCCCGACGATCCCGCCGCGCAGCAGCTCGCGCGCCGGCGGACAGGCGACGCCGATCGACGCCATGAACTCGGCGGCCCCGTCGTATTCGTCGCGCGTCATGCCCTTCGAGGCGTGAATCGCGAGGCGATCGACGCCGTCAAGGTTCATGTGGCGGAGAGCGACCGCGGTTCGGTTCTCGACGTCCTTGCCGGCGTGGATGATCGCCCAGGCCCAGGGCTGGCAGACCGATAGCGCCTTGCAGGGGAGAATCATCGGCGTGCGGGATGAGTGTGGACGCTCGATCATGGCGCGCACCGCAGATCATGGGCCATCGCACCCATGCCGCAGAGGCGGCAGACCTGCTCGCCGTAGAGGCCGTCTTCGAACTCGCGCCATCCGGAGAATTCATGCTCGCATGGGCCGTCCGGGCAGGCGCAGTAGCAGCCATCGGCGCCGGAGACGTGAAACTGCGTGGTCGCCGGGTCCCAGCCTTGCTCGGCGCAGACCGCGTCGAACATCGCCTTCAGCGAGGCGTCGCGTTTGGCGCGAAGGGCCGCGAAGTCGGGCTTGCCAATCATGGCGCAACATCTTTCTCAAAGAATTTTCTGACCGGCTCAAACATCGCATTGATCCTGTCCATGCGCTTGACATTGCATTCGAAGCACCACGGCCCCCATGCGGCGATACATCCGCGCTTGCCGCAGCCCACGCAGCGGACGCGCGGCCTGATCTTGTTGCCGGGATGGCAAGGGTCGGCGTAAGGACGTTCATAGCTCATGACTTCCTCCCCGCATGCACCGCCTCGCCGTCAATGTCGTCTTCGTAGTCGAAAATTTGTTTGGCGAACCAGTCGCTCAGCTTTTCACTCATGTCTTCTTCTCCGATTGATCCGCGAACTCCACCCGATCCGCCGCGTAGATGTGCAGCAGCTCAGCGATGTTGTCGGCCAGAACGAAGCCGACCATCATGCGCGGCGAGCCTTTCCTGTCGCAGCCCTCTCCCCGCCAGAAACCGCGCAGCGTCGCTCCGTCCATGCGGTGAACGAGGACCGGCCGTCCCCAGCGCGGGTCTGGGTAACGGGGCTTGTCCTTGGAGAAATACGGATTGCCGACTCGGCTTATGGCGCTGACGACCGGTTCGCCATAACAACGAATTGCCCAGCTCCAAAACTCCGTGGCGACGGCGAGGGCGGCATCTCGCTCGGCGCACACATCGCAGATGTCGAGGTTTGCACGCGCGATTGATTCTTGCCGCTTCTGCTCCACCTGCGCCAGCTTCGCGGCCAAGGCGTCACGCTCAGCCGTCATCGCCGCTAACTTCGGCGAGTGGTGCAGACACATGTCGTCAGGCGTGTCGATCGAACAGGCGCAGGTGTGTGGCGCGAGCGCGTCGAGCTTCTGCTCCATCGCGGCGTATTCGTCCTCCATCGTCGCAATTCGGGCGGAGAGGGCGTCTCTCTCGGCGGCGAGGGCTTCGATGAGGTCGGCGGCGATACGGTCAAGTGGGCGCTGTCCAGTTCTGCGAAGGCGCTGTCCCGCGTCCGACACCGCTGCGGGCGAAGTGTCAGTCACTTCGCCTCCTCCTTCTTCGCGCTGGCGGCGATTCCTTTCTCCACGCCCGGATCGAGCTGCGCCTCGGCGCGCCGCGCGATCGTCGCCAGCGAAGTTTGCGCCCGCGCCGTCGCTCCGAGTCCTGCGGCGGTCAAGAAAAGATCCGCCGCGCTGTACGCGATGTCGGCGTCGAGGGAAGTCCAAGGCTCCTCGGAACGGCCCTGAATCCTACGGGCCTCGACGACGCCCTGGATGCCCATCGCACGGAGATGACCCCGAGCGGCGCGCGTCTCGTCGGCGGAATTGCGCGCCGCCGCGGCGACCTCGTCATCCAGCCGCCTCTCCTCGTCGAGCGAGGCGCGGAGATGAGCCTCAATCTCGACTCGCGCCTCGGCGAGCTCGGCGGCATTCATCGCCCGCACCAGAGGTTCCATCCCGAGACGCGAGAGCGGCGCCTCGTCGGAATTCTCGTAGGTCCTGTCGCTCATCCTGTTCTCCTGTGTCAGCGCCGAATGGCGCCCTTGACATCGTGTAACATATTGTTATGCTCGCCGCGTGTCAATAACAAGTTGTTACGCCCATGACCGAGACAGCGGCGAAAGAGCACGGCTTCGACTTCTCCAAATTCCTCGCCGACAAGTGGGGTGGCCCCGATGCGCTTCTCGCCTTCCTGCACGCCTACGGTCACGACGAATTCCCCCGTCCGACGATCAACCAATGGTTTCGCCGCGGTTCGGTGCCGGCCGAGACCTTCGCGCTGCTGCTCGGCCTGCTGAAGCTCGACACCGGCAGAGACGCGCCGGTCGAGGAGTATCTGCGGTGATCGAGATTCGCCTCGACGGCGACCCAGTCGCCAAAGGTCGCCACCGCCACCGTCTCGACGTCAAGATCAACCCCAGCACGGGAAAATCAGCTCCTTTTGTCTACAGCCACCCCGACGCGAGAACTGCGCGCTTCGAGGACCGGTTAGCCTGGGCGGCTCAAGTAGCGATGGCTGGCCGACCCCTGCTCGACGGCGCGCTGCGACTCGACTTCCGCAGTTTCCTCGCCATTCCTACCAGCTGGTCGGCGAAGAAACGCACAGCGGCGCTGCGCGGCGACATTTACCCGACTGGGCGGCCGGACTGGGACAACTTCGCCAAGGTCATCGATGCGCTCAACGGCGTCGTCTGGCGTGACGACGCGCTGGTCGTCGACGCGCATGTGCGCAAGCGCTACTCTGATCGACCGCGCACCGAGATCGCAGTGGAGCCGATGCCGTCCGACGGTTGGCAGCAGCATAACAACTTGTTATAGACACCGCGAAACCTGAGAAGCGGAGAACCTGAGATGCCGAGCCACGAAGCGATGAGACCCGAGAAGAGGTGGGCGGCGGGAGACAAGGCGTTTCTGACCTACAAGGAGGCGCGGACCTATCTCGCCGCCCGCCGTGGGCAGGTCCGCCGCGAGCGCCTAACCGAGATCGTCCTGGACGCGCTGATCGACCAGCTGGCGCTCGACTCCGACAAGCTTGCCGAGATCGTCGTCGACGCCGTGCTCGACAAGTTCAGAATTATCCCGCGAAAATGACTCCGATGCCGACCCAGCTCAGCGGAGCCGACTTTCTCGCCCGCCGCCAACGCGCCTTCCTCTGGGACAGTCCGCGCGTCGGTAAGACCGGCACAGCGATCATGGCGGCGGACTACGTGCTGGCGAAGTCGATTCTGGTGGTGACGCCGGCGAGCGGGCGCGGCGTTTGGCGACGCGCCTTCCCGGCTTGGCAGGCGATCCCGCGCCGGGTCCGAGTTGTCGGCGCCGATGCAGATGCACCCTCCAACGTAGTCGTCGTCTCGTGGGGGATGCTCGACAAAGTCGCCGGCGCGATGCGCCGGCGACCGGATCTGATCATCCTCGACGAGGACCAGGAAGCGTCCAATCCCGAGGCGCTGCGTTCGCAGCGGGCTTATGGCGTGCCGGCCGACGACGGCGACGAGATGTTAACCGCCAAGGCCGCGGTGCAACCCGGCGATCGAGTGTGGCACCTGTCGGGCTCGCCCTTTCCCCACGACCTCGGCAACTCGTGGCTGCGCCTGCGGGCGAGCTTCCCCGAGTTGCTGAAGGCGCAGCGCAACTGGCCTGACGTCACCCGTTTCGGCGCCTTCCGCGACCGCTACTGCCGCATGGGCCGCAAAAAGCTGCCGAACGGCGAGTACGCGCCGATCGTGCTCGGCGGTAAGAACGAGACCGAACTGCGCCAGAGGATCGACGGGACCTTCTTACGCCGAACGCAGAAGGATGTCGGCATCCAGCCGCCGCGCTGTGAGACACTGCCACTCGTCGTCAGCGCCGAAGAACGCGCTCGCTTCGCTGAGACGCCGCACGAGCGCAAGATTTTAGCCGCCGCCGCTGCAGGCAGGACCTACGACCTCGAGATGGAGCTCGGCCCGCTGTGGCGTCAGACCGGCCTCATCAAGGCCCGTGCTGTGGTCGAGGCGATCAGAGAGCAGATGCGGCTCGGCTTGGAAAAGGTCGTCCTCGCCTACTGGCATCACGACGTCGGCGACATCCTGGAAGCAGAGCTTAAGCCTTTCGGCTTAGTTCGTCTGGATGGGGATACCGCGCCGGCTGACCGCGAGCAGGCCGAGCGGCGCTTCCGCGCACCGTCGAATCGCATCTTCCTGGGACAGATCAAGTCGGCTGGCGAGGCGATCGATCTCAGCGCTGCGGACGAGATGTGGCTCGTCGAATACGCCCTGTCGCCGCGGCTCATGGAGCAAGTGTCGAAGCGCATCGTCAACATCAACAAGCCGCACAATTGCTTCGTCCGCGTCGTCACGATCGACCAGAGCGTCGACGACCGGATCGCCGAACGACTCATACACCTGTGGAAGTCCATCAACAGAGTTATTTCGAAATGATCAAAACAGTCATCACGATCGAATTGACCGACGGCGAACACCTCGCCAATGCGATCAAATCACTAGGCTTCGGCTGGCCGAACGCGTTGGTTCCACCTACCGTTCACATCGCCAATGACGAGCTGGCCGCCGGTGAAATCGCCGAGCAGACATATACCACCATCAAGGTGGAGAACGAAACGATCCACGAGGCAGGCGAGATCGGCAACAACGCTCTACTGCACATCCACGACGAGATCGCCGTCGGGACGCTGCGCACAGCCGGTGAGACGACCGGCGACTCGACTCTCGTCGTGACCCGCAAGCCGCTCGGCCCAATGGACGGCGAGCGCAAACGCGGCGAGGCGGCGCCCGGCCACCGGCGGCGAACCAACGCGCAGATCAAGGAGGACGCAGTCTACTTCGCCGAAGTCGCTAAGATGATCGGCGACAAACCGACAACTCAACCGTTGCCGCCAGACGCTGAGCCGATGCAGATCTCGACCGGCGAGGAGCGAATCAGCCCCGAGGATGCTGCCGATGAGGCAGCCGAGAGCGAGGCGCGCCGCGCCGAGCGCGGCGGCAAGCTGACGATCGAGGACCTGCGGGCCGCGGTCGGCCGCTACACCGAAAAGTTCGGCGCCAAGGCGTCGATCGAGAACATCCGGTCGATCGTCGGCTGCGCGATCCTCGAAGTGCCGGAGAGCGAGATCGGCGCGGCGATCAGCCGCGTCGAGGCGGCGATCGCCGGCTCGATAGTCCTCGGCGTGCCGTTCGCCGACGTCCGCTCTGTCGAACCGCCGAAGCCGGGCGAGACCGAGTCGGTATTCGGCGACGCACTCGCCGACAAACCAACCAAGCCGATCCACGCGACCAAAACCGACGTCGTCGAGGCATTCACCGCCTACGGTAAGAAGTACGACGGCACGACCGACCCAGCAAAGATGGAGATCGCCCGCCAAGACTTACTCAAAATTCTTGAGAAGACCTTTGGAGCCGGCACGACGACGATCAGCAAAATAATTCCGCAGACGCCGGAAGGGTTCGGCCGCGCCATGACCGCCGTGTACGAGGCGATCCGCGACAATCCGTTCAGACGGGCGGTGAAGTCATGATCAACGCCATCATCGTAACCAACCCCGGCACTGGCTACGCAGGCCCTCCCGGCGGCGATTTTCCCGAGCCGAAAGATCCGACTCGTGAAAAAAGTCAAGAAGAATGCCCTAAGCTCGGATCAATTTGGCAGGCTAAAAACGGGCTAACCGTAACACCGATCGGGCGGCAAGGAGGCTATGTCAATCTCAGCACAAGCGAAGGTCCTCGAATCTGGGCCTACGACGAATTTTGGACATGGGTTAACGGTGACAAAGCGGAGATGGTCGGATGAGCGCGGCGCACCACACTCGCAGCCACGCTACTTGGGCCGCCTCGGCGACGACGCGCAACGTCACCTGCGCCGGCGCGGTCGCCATGGAGACGATGTGCGAGGACAAGGAGACTGAGGCTGCCGCGTGGGGAACCTGCGCACACCAGATCGCCGAACGCTGCCTACGGCAGAACATTGACGCGTCAAGCTTCCTCGGTGAAACCGAAAAATCCGGCCGCTTCGAGTTCGTCATCGACGAGGAGATGGCGAACTGCTCGCAGGTCTACGTCGCCTACTGCCGCGATCGAATGGCGGAGTACCGAGCGGCAACCGGCCAAGAGGCGACGATGTGGGTCGAGCAGCAACTGTCGCTCGCCCCGCTCGATCCACCGCTCAAGGCCGGCGGCACCGGCGACTGCGGCATGCACTTTCCACTGTGGCGAATGCTGGAGGTTGTCGACCTCAAGGGCGGGCGCGGCGTCGTCGTCAAGGCCGCCGGCAACATGCAGGAGAGGACCTACGCGATCGGCTTCCTACTGTCGCTCGTCGGCATCTCGGTCGACACGATCCGCTCGACGATCGTCCAGCCGCGAGTCGGCGATGGCAAGCCGACGTGGGAAGACGTCCACGTCGCCGACCTTCTCGACTGGACCGTCGACCTGCTGGCGGCGATGCGCCGCTCGAGACAGGCGTTGACTGAGTTCGAAGCGCTCGGCGGCAACCGCGTCAAGTTCGACGACTGGGCCGAGCGCTGGCTGACCGTCGGCGCGTGCGTGTTCTGCCCCGCCGAGGGCGTCTGCCCTAAGCGGCGCAAGGAGGCGCTGTCGATCATGAGCGACACGGCGCAGAGGTGGTTCGAGGAGCCGGCGGGCGACGCGCCGCTCGCGATCGGCAACGCGCCGGAGACCGCCTCGCCGGAGGAACTGGCGCGCTGGCTCGACGGCCTCGAAGCGCTGGAGAGCTGGATCAAGAGCCTGCGCGCCTACGCGCATGCCGCCGCCGAGCGCGGCGTCGCCATCCCCGGCTGGATAATCGTCGACAAGATCGGGAACCGGCGGTGGACCGACGAGACGCAAGCCGCGCTCGCGCTGCGCAACACGCTCGGCCTCAGCAAGGAGCAAGCGTTCGAGGAGAAGCTGCGTTCTCCCGCGCAGATCGAGAAGATTCTCGGCGCCAAGCGGAAAGCCGAGATCGAGCCGCTGGTCAGCCGCCCCGCCACTGGAACGAACCTGGTCTCCGCAGCCAAGACCAGCCGATCGGCGGCAAAGAGCCTCGCCGAGCAGCACAACGATAGACTGGAGCATGCCTATCCGGTTAACGCCCAACGGAGCTAGATCATGAACCGCTACTCGAATGAAGCCGTCGAGCGATTTGACCAGCAATTCGCCGAGACAAGCGATGAGCGCGCTGAGAGATTCGCGCGACGTCAAATCGACCCGCTATTTCAGCAGCTTTTCGACTTGACGCGCAATTGGAATTCCTTCGAAGATGTCCCACGATCCCAACAGATCGAATGCCGCCAGATTGGCGAGAAGCTTCATGCTGACGGCGGAATTGAGAAGATGCGATCGGCCTATTACGCGGCCAAGGAACGCAATCTGCACGTCCACGTCATCCAAGCCTATTGGGACAAGGTAGGAGACTGGAGATGGTAAGTCCGGGTGAAAACCGGATAGGCATAGACTGGAGAACTGAGAAATGGTAAAGACCCGAAGTCTCGACTTCAAGACCCCGCTCTGCCGATTGAGCTACGCGCAATCGCTGTTCAAGGCGCGCGCCCAGGAAGAAGGCAAGGAGCCGAAGTTCGGCTGCACGTTGATCTTCGAGAAGAGACACCGCGCTGAACTAGAGAAACACGTCGCCGAAACGATCGTCGCCGAATGGGGGCCGAAGGGCCTCGAAAAAGCAAAGGCCGGCCTGATCAAGTCGCCGTTCCTGGCGGGCGACGGCAAGGAGTCGCGCAACAAGCAGAACGGCGACCTTCATCCCGGCATGGGGCCGGATGTTTTCTTCATCCGGCCCTCGGCCAACAAGGACCGCCCGCCGGCGGTGTGGTGGAAAGACCCGAACAAGCAGGAAGATGAGACGACTATCTACTCCGGCTGCTACGGCAAGGCGGTGCTCAACTGCTTCGCTTGGCACAACGAGAAGTCGGGCGACGGCGTCAGCTTCGGTATTCAGGGCTTCCAGAAACACACCGAGGGCGAGCGGCTAGGCGGCGGGGGGCCGATCGACAAGGAGAAGTGGTCCGAGACGATCGCCGACGACGGCCCGGCGCCGGACTCGACTAAGGGCGGAAAAGGCGCCGGCGGCCTGTTCGGCGAGGATGATATCTCCTTCTGATATCTAAAGGAGGCGATGCGCTCTGCCGCCGCAACCAAATTATTTGACGTAGGGCCGCCGCGGCGCACAGCGCTGCGGCGGCCGCGATCCGAGAGAGCGAGATGAGCGAAGAGACGATCGCGCTGCCGCTGCGCGTGCGACGCGACGAGCCGACCGACCAGGCGATCCTGGCGATGCGCGACGACGGCGCGCAGGTGTGGCTGCCGCGCAGCCTGATCGAAATCGAGTATCTGGACCAAAATCACCGGATCGCCGAGGTGACGACGCCCGAGTGGCTGGCGACCGACAAGGAGCTGATCTAATGCCGAGACAACCCGAAGCGCCGAAGATCGGCGACAACAGCGTCAACGGCGCCCACTTGCGCGCCTTCGTCGAGCGCGTCGAGAGGCTCGAGGAGGACAAGAAGGCGCTCAGCGACGACATCAAGGGCGTCTACGCCGAGGCCAAGGGCAACGGCTTCGACGCCAAGCAGATGCGCGCCGTCATCAGGATCAGGTGGCAGGACCGCGACAAGCGGCGCGAGGAGCAGGAGGTGCTCGACATGCACCTCGCCGCCCTGGGGCTGCTGTGACCGTTCTGCCGCGCTGGACCCCCGAGGAGGACGCCGAGCTGCTGCGCCACGTCGACGCGACATGGCCCGCCGGCGGGTTCCACGCGACGCTGAGAATACCGGCGAGCCGCGTGGCGGCTCGCATGAGCAAGAAGTTCGGCCGGAAGATCACCAAGAGCGCCGTCATCGCGCGGCTGCGGCGGATGCGGCCGACGAGGAGCCAAGATGGACGAGATCAACAGCTTTAATGAGGTCTTCGCTGTCGCCAGGGAGCGCGATCTCTACCTCGACTCGCTCTACCAGGACCGCGAGGGCCAGTTCGTCGCCGCGTGGCGCGCCGGTGCGCGCATCCCCGGCGAGCGCCGCGGCGCGCCGACGCGACGTCTCCACCCATTCAACGCGACGCGCGACGCGCTGCTGACGCTGCTCGACGAGGCGCCAGAAGAGGACCTATTCGCATGAAACTCGCGATCCTGGAGAGCCCCTACGCCGGCGACCTGAAGCAGAACCTCGCCTACGCTCGCGCGGCGATCCGTCACAGCTTGTCGCGCGGCGAGGCGCCGCTCGCCAGTCACTTGCTCTACGCCGCCAGCGGCGCGCTGGACGACGACATCGCCGAGCAACGCGCGCTGGGGATCGCCGCCGGCCAGGCGTGGCTCGCCGCGGTCGAGACGGTCGTGGTCTACGCCGACCTGGGGATCTCGCCGGGGATGCGCGCTGGGATCGAGGCGGCGAAGGCGCTAGGCAAGCCAGTAGTCTACCGCACAATCGGCTGGCCGCCGTGAGCACGCGCGTCTACCGCTACGTGCGCGGCGGCGAGACCCGCTTCGTCCCATATCGACCGCGCCTGACGATCGCCGATGACGACCTGGAGGCGCTCCGCCTCGCGCACCCCGGCTCGACCGGACGACCGAGAAAAGGCGACACGCGCGGCGGTCTGAGGACGATCGCCGCGATCCTCGGCTGCTCGCCGACCGCGGTAAAGAAGCGGCTGCGCAGAATCGCCGAACGAGAAGAGGGTGTATGATTCATGCCTATCCGGTTAACGCCCAACGGAGCTAGATGATGATGACTGAATATCACAAAATTGAAACGCTTTTTGAGCGCGACGCTTCAACCTTCGTCGTTGATCCAACGAAGCTGAAAATGTCAGTCTTTGGCACTATCAGCGAATGGGATGTGACTGAGAAAATTGATGGCACAAACATCCGGGTCATGCTTTCGAAAGACGGCGCCGTGTCCTTTGGCGGCCGCACCAACACGGCGTCAATTCCTGGAGACCTCGTCCAATATCTCGTTCGCACATTTCAGCAGGACTTACTCAAGTCCGCGTTATGGCTCAGCGTCGCTGAGCCTGTCGATGCCGTTCTTTACGGCGAAGGCTACGGCCCAGGCATTCAAAAGAGCGGCGCCCTTTACCGGGATGACAAAGCGTTCATCCTCTTCGATGTGCTAATCAATGGCCAGTGGTGGCTTGATAGAATGGCAATCACCGAGATTGCGGCTAAGCTCGGCATCGACGCAGTGCCCTACCTCGGTCGTATGACGCTTAAACAAATCGTCGAACTTGTGCAGGCTCCTTTTTCATCCAAGATCGGTCGGGCTGTAGCCGAAGGCGTCGTCGCTCGACCCATTGAGACGCTGTTCGATAAGCGGATGAAGAGAATCATCATCAAACTCAAGACGAAGGATTTCGTTGCAGGCAGACGCTAGGAGTAGCGGCAATGGGTGAAAACCGGATAGGCATGGTATGATTGAGTGCCACTGCGACTTCGAGACGCGCAGCGACATCGACATCAAGACGCGCGGCTCCTACATCTACTTCGAGTCGTCGCTGACCGAGCCGCTCTGCGCCTCGTTCAAGTTCACCGGCGCGCACTACGTTTACCGCTGGTTGCCGAGCGAGCCGTGCCCGCCGATGATCGTGCGGCACGCGCAGATGAGCGGGCGCTTCGTCGCCCACAACGCCGGCTCATTCGAGGCGATGCTGTGGGAGACGGTCCTCGTTCCCCGCTACGGCTGGCCACGAATCGGCCTCGACCAGTGGCGCTGCACGATGGCTGCGGCCTCGGCGCTCGGCCTGCCGGCGAGCCTGGAGAAGCTCGGCGAGGCGCTCGACCTCAACGCCAAGAAGGACAAGGCCGGCAAGTCGCTGATCGTCTTCTTCTGCTCGCCGAGACGGCTTCGAAGCGGCGAGGCAGGAATCCGCTTCAACGAGCCCGCCGACTATCCGGAAAAATTCGAGCAGTTTCGCGCCTACTGCGACGACGACGTGCGCGCCGAGTCGGAGGCCGACGCGCGGATGATCCCGCTCAGCGACGACGAGCTCGCGGTGTGGCGACTATCGGAGGCGATCAACCGCCGCGGCGTCCGCGTCGACACGGTCTCGGCTCGCGCCGCGCTGCGGTTGATCGAGCAGGAGAAGCTGCGGCTCGACGCCGAGATAACCGCGGCGACCGGCAGCGCCGTCACCGCCTGCAGCCAGGCGGCGCGACTGACAGCATGGCTCGCCTCGCAAGGCGTCGCGATGGAGGGGGTCGCCAAGGACGACGTCCTGGAGGCGTTCGAGCTCGACGACCTGCCGAAGCACGTCCGAAAAGCGCTGGAGATCCGCCAGCAAGCCGCCAAACCGTCGATCAACAAGCTGAAGGCCTTCCTCGCCCACGTCTGCGCCGACGATCGCGTGCGCGGAACCTTCGTCTACCACGGGACCGGGCCGGGTCGGTGGACCTCGGCCGGCGGCGTCAACTTCTACAACATGCCGCGGCCGCGCCCGGCCTTCGACGACGCCGACCTCGACCCAGCAACGCTGTTCGCCGCTTTTCGCAGCGAAGAGCCGGCGATCTTGCGAGCGCTCTACGGCGACGATCTTGGCAAACCGACGCACCTCGTCTCCGACGCTATCCGCAGTTTTCTGATCGCGGCGCCGGGCAAAGACTTCATCGCCGTCGACTACTCGGGTATTCAGGGCGCCCTCTGCGCTTGGTACGCCGACGAGAAGTGGAAATTGCAGGCGATGCGCGAGATCATCGCCGACCCGCGCCTACCGGACCTATACCGCCGCACCGCCGCCAGTATCCTGAACACGACGACTGAGGTCGTCACCAAGAAGCACTGGGGGCGGCAGATCGGCAAGGTCGCCGAGCTCGCGCTGGGCTTCCAGGGTTCGGTGGCGGCGCTCGTCTCGATGGCGGCGAACTACGACATGTTGCGCCGCAACCTCCACGACCTCTACCCCGGCGTCTGGGGCGCGGCCGACGAGGCGGCGCGCGAGCGCGCGATTAAACGCTGGGAGCAGCGGATGAAAAGCCGCGACCGGCAAAAGACCGACATCCTGACGCGCGAGGCGTGGCTCGCTTGCATGATCGTCGTCAACGCGTGGCGTCGGCACAACGCCGAGATCAAGGCGTCGTGGAGCGAACTTGAAGACGCGGCGCGACGAGCGCTGCGCGAACCGGGTGTCAAGCAGCGCGCGCTCGACCGGATCGACTACCTCTATAAGAGCGGTTTCCTGTGGTGCCGACTGCCGAGCGGCCGTCCGATCGCCTACGCCAAGCCGCGCCTGCGCGACCAAGCGTGGGCGAAGCTGCGACTCGTCGACGGCTCGTGGGGTGAAGCCGAGGTCATCGACCGCGACGAAGCCGAGAAGCTGGCGCTCGCCGACAAGGCGCAGATCCAGGGCGCAACTTCGCCGAAGGTAACGGCGCTCGGCTACGACTCGACGACCAAGAAGATGCTGCGCTACGGCCTCTACGGCGGATTGTTGATGGAAAACAATTGCTTGGGGGCGGAAGCCGATGTTTTACGAGTAGCTATGCGAAAATGCGAAGACGCCGGCTACCCGATCGTCCTCCACATCTACGACGAGGCGGTCGCCGAGGTCCCACGCGGTTTCGGCTCGGTCGAGGAGATGAAGAGCCTGATGCTCGACCTGCCTGTCTGGACAAGAGGCCTGCCTCTGACGGCGCACGGCTACCGCGCCAAGCGCTATGCGAAAAAGTGATCGGCAATCGCTTGACAGACGCTACACAATCGTAGATAACAATCGCTTGACAGACGCTACGCGATCGTAAACGACAACCAGCACAGAACAGGAGAAGACAAGATGCGCATCCACGACTACAACTCCGCCAAAGGCATGGCGTTCCAAGGCGACGTCTCGATCATCCCCGTACTGCCGGACATCCCGGTCAGTCGCGCCGACGAGATCTTGCCAACTGCGAACCGGCTCGTCCTGCAGGAAGGCGAGATCAGCGGCCACCACCACGCGATCGCACTCGCTGAGCGCCCCATGCCACACCCGCTCGACGAGCCCGATCTCGTCGTCGAGCGGCTGATATCCGACGCGCTAGCCAACAGGATCGCGTTGCCGAGCGCACGGCTGTTCCGCGACCCGAGCGTCGGCGAGGAGATGCGTCGGCGCGGCGTCATCACGCGCGTCGACCTGATCATCGGCATCCTCGTCATCGATACGGGACCGATGTGCCTCCTCCACGAAGAGCACGACGGTATTCGAATTCCGCCAGGCGCCTACCTGATCGGCCGACAGGTCGAGAGCGCCGGCGCCGAGGAGCGCCGCGTAACGGACTGACCGCGCGCCGCAGATTCTAAGGATACGTCGATGATCACGTCACTCACCGCCGAGCAGCGAAGTAGACTCCCTGAATTCGTCAAGAAATGGACGGCGATAGGACTCTCCACAGAGCCCGCCGACCGTTCGCGCGCCGAAAAAGCTATACTCGGTCTCTACCGCCTCGCAAAACTGAGAGAACCACGCATAATCTGGCTTCCGTGCCCAATCAGCGCAGCGCTAAGCACGATCGTCTACGCAAAAATTATTTCTTATGCACAAATTGCTAAACAACAAGCCGTCGGCTCGGCCGTCGATTTGGCCATCGACTCGGCCATCGATTTGGCCGTCAGCTCGGCCGTCGGCTCGGCCGTCGGCTCGGCCATCGACTCGGCCGTCGATTTGGCCATCGACTCGGCCATCGATTTGGCCGTCGACTCGGCCATCGATTTGGCCGTCAACTCGGCCGTCGGCTCGGCCATCGACTCGGCCGTCGGCTCGGCCGTCGGCTCGGCCATCGACTCGGCCGTCGATTTGGCCGTCAGCTCGGCCGTCGGCTCGGCCGTCGGCTCGGCCATCGGCTCGGCCGTCGATTTGGCCGCCAGCTCGGCCATCGATTTGGCCGTCAACTCGGCCGTCGGCTCGGCCGTCGGCTCGGCCGGAAATGCTTTCTTCGGCGGCTCGCTCTGGAACGCCGGGTACAGCGCCTGGGTAGACTTCTTCAACGAGGCCTGCGACGCTGCAATCGACCGCAGTTTTATCGAGATAACTGCGAGCGCCGGATTCTGCTGGCCCCTGGACGGCGTCTGCTTCGCGTCGGATCGACCCGCAGAGATCCACCTCGACCACGCCGGACGACTGCACCGCGACGACGCGCCGGCGATCGTCTACCGAGAGACAGGCTGGGGTCTGTACTGCTGGCACGGCTATCGCGTTCCGGACGACCGCGCCTGGATCATCGCCGACAAGACCCGCATCACCGCCGAGGCGATCCTGAGAGAACCGAACGCCGAGATCCGACGCATCATGTGCGAGATCACGGCGTTCGAACCGATCCGCAGGCTGGCGAAGACGGTGAGCGCGGACATGGACGGAAACGGCCAGCCGCGCCGCTTGCTGCGCGCGAGAGTAGGCGACGAGGACATCCGCATCGTCGAGGTCGTCAACGGCTCGACCGAGCCCGACGGCTCGCGGCGCAAATTCCTGCTCGGGGCCATGCCAGGAAGAACGCCGCACGAGGCGATCGCGGCGAGCTATGGGATCAGCCCGAGACACTACCGCGAGGCGGTGCGCACGTAGACGCGAACCAGGACCGAGACCGATGCCGACCAGAAACGCCGCCGACGCGCCGTCGCGCCAAGTAATGCTGCGGATGCCGACCGATCTCGCGACGGCGCTCGATCGCTTCTGCCGCGACCGGAGGACGCGCCGCTCGGCGGTGATCGTCGCGGCGCTGCGCGCGCATCTGGGGAAACCCGCGCCGGCGGAGATCCCGGCCGAGAGGAGCCCGACATGAGCGACGCCATCCTCATCGCCGACGCGCTGCTGGGCAGCGTGGCGCTGGGCGTGTGGTCCGTCGCGCTGGTCCTGGCGCTGCGCCAGAGACCAGCGCGCATCGTCGCCGACGAGCGCTACGAGCGAACGCTGCGCGAGACACAGGAGGCGTGGGCGCGCCACTGGACTCGACAGGAAGAAGCAGAAGCGAAAGCGAGAGTGAAGAAAAGCTAGGCCCTCCATGTGGACCTTGACGAGAAGCGGCTCCGAACGCCCGACGCGCAGACCCCCGACAATCGAGGATAGAGCGATGGACGAGAGGACGTGTAAGGCCTTGGAGGACAGCATCGCACACTGGAAACAGATAGCGAACGCTAAGCGCGTAGGGGACGCCTCGCTCACAGCCGCCGACTGTGAGCTCTGCCGAGAGTTCCGCAATAAAGCGAACGCGAGCTGCGACGAATGCCCCGTCAGAAAGCGAACTGGCGCCCTCCACTGCGCCGAGACGCCCTATCGCGCCGCCATCGAGGCGCACATCCGATGGGCGTGCGCTCCCTGGGATGAACGCTATGCCGACGCGTTCCGCGCAGTGGCGCGCGAGGAGCTGGCGTTTCTGGAGTCGCTGAAAGAAGCGCCCGCGGCGTAGCGCCGCGCTTCCCGACCGCCGCGAAACGGTCTAGAAGCGGAAGCCCCGCCGGAGGGAACCGACGGGGCCGATCGGGACGCGGCCGGGGCCGCACTGACGCCTGAGCGAGAGGCGCGCCATGCCTACCACCAGCGGCACAACCGGTCAACGCGCGACGCTGGAAGCGACGCCGTGAACATCCAGCCGACCGCCGACCCGTTCGCGCTGCTGTGGTCGCTGGGCTACCGCAATCTCGTCCCGATCGTTCCGCCCGGCGCGCCGCTGTCGCCGCGAAGCGTGCTCAGCCGGCGTCTCGCCGCCGGCGACGACGCGCGCGGCAAGTGCCCCGGCGTCAAAGAGCGCGACGGCCTGTGGCGCGGGCTCGACTTCGTCCGCTACCAGGCCGACGAGACCGACCTGGCGCGCTGGCGCGCGTGGGGCGCTGGCGTCGGGATCGTCTGCCGCGACGACGTGCGCGGGATCGACGCCGACGCCACCGACGCGACGCTGGCGGACGCGATCCGACGCGAGGTCGAGGCGGCCGTCGGTCGGCGCCCAACGCGGATCGGGCGCAGCCCGAAGGCGCTCTACGTCGTTCGCGTCGCCGGCGAGTCGCCCTACCAGATGTTCGAGTTCGGCCCGCCGGGGCGGAAGCGCGACCGGGTGGAGATCCTGGCGGGGGGCAAACAGTTCGTCGCCCACGGGACGCACCCAGGAACGCAGCAGCCGTACTACTGGCCCCGCCCGCTCGTCCCCTACGCCGACCTGCCGATCGCGACGGCCGAGACGCTGGCGGATCTGATGGAGCGGCTGCGGTCGATTCTACCGGACAGCGGACCGGTCGCGACGCAGGGCGCGCCGGCGGCGGTCGACCAGGAATCGCTACGTGGCGACCCGGAGACCGTGCGGCGGGCCGTGGCGGCGACGCCGAACGCCGACGAGGCGTTCCCGACGCGCGAGAGCTACCGGGACTACGGCTACGCGATCAAGGCGGCGATGGGGCCGACGCGCGAGGCCGAGGCGCTCGATCTATTCCAGACGTGGTGCGCCGAGTGGCGCGGGCCGACCGGCGAGACCAACGACCCAGAGATCGTCGCCGCCGACTGGCGGCGGATGAAGCCGCCGTTCCGCGTCGGCGCGCCGCGGCTCTACGCGCTGGCGCGCGAGGCGAGCGGCGGGGCTTTCGACGGCCATGCGGCCGAGACGCGCGCGAGGCACCACGAAACGGTAGTCGAGCCGGAGCGCGTCGAGCCGCTGTTCCCGGAGGACCCCGCCGAGAAGAACCTGCTGGATCTGACCGGGACGCCGTTCGACTTCCCCGAGCCGAGCGAGATCGAGCCCGAGGACTTCCTCTACGACACCTGGCTGACGCGCGGCTACGTGTCGCTGATCGCCGCCCAGACGAAGGTCGGCAAGAGCATCTTCATGATCGCTGCGGCGCTGGCGATGACCTCCGGCAGGCCCCTGCTGGGCGTGCAGGTCGACCGCAAGCTGACGGTCAGGATCTGGAACGGCGAGGATACGCGCGCCACGATGGCGCGGCGAATCGTCGCAGCGATGAAGCGCCACGGGCTGACGCGCGAGGACATCGGCGACCGGCTGATCGTCGACTCGGGCAGAGACATGCCGATCGTCATGGCGACGCAGACCCGCTCCGGAGCGACGACGATCAACCGGCCGCTGGTGGAGGCTCTGACGCAGAGTTTGGTAAAACAGAAAGTCGACGCGCTGATCGTCGACCCGTTCGTCAAGGTCCATCAAGTTTCGGAAAATGACAACACGGCGATCGACGCGGTGGCGCGCGAGTGGGTGCAAGTCGCGGGACGCGCCGGCATCGGACTGGCGCTGGTGCATCACTCGCGAAAGTTGAACGGACTCGAGGCGTCGATCGACGACGCGCGCGGGGCGTCGGCGCTGTCGTCGGCGGCGCGGGCGGCCCTCGTGCTGGCGCGGATGAGCAAGCGCGAGGCGAAGACTCTAGGCCGGTCAAAGGACTACAGATCGCTGTTCAGGATCGCCGACGCCGCGTCGAACCTGGCGGCGGCGCCCGGCGACGACGAGCGGTGGTTCGAGATCCAGTCGGTCGACCTGAACAACGCGCTGTTCGACGAGTCGGGGAGGCAGATCAGGAAGGGCGACCGCGTCGGCGTGGCGGTCCTGTCGGCGACGCGCGGGGGAACCGAGGAGAGCGAGAGGGCGCCCGCCACGCCCGCGGCGGCGGACCGCGAGGCGGCGGCGCTCGCCACGCTCGCCTGCGGCCTCTACAAGCGGGACCCCCGCTCGCGCGACGAGTGGGCGGGCGCTGTCGTCGCCATCGCCTTCGGTCTCGACCTGGAGGACGCCGACGACAGAGCGCGCGCCGGCGCGATCGTCACCCGGCTCGTGCGCGAAGGGAAGCTCGTCGAGCGGTCGCGGCCGGACAAAAATCGCAAGCTGAAGACGTTCCTGGAGGTCGCCGGCGAGCGCGACGAGCGTAACAAGCTGTTACGAGAGGATGACCTATTCGGGCGATTATAGGGCCGCGCGCCTGAGTTGCGCCGATCTGCGCCGATCTCCGAGATCGGCGCAGATCGGCGCAGATCGGCGCAAAATCGTGGGTAGGGGGAGTGCGCCGATCTGCGCCAGTCGGACCCCCCTGTAAGGGGGCCGAACTGGCGCATCGGCGCACCCCACGATTGAGGGTGACCGGCGCAGCTATAATAACAATCTGTTATATACATTCTGTTATAAACGAAAGGAAACGAGGCCTATGATAACAAAACGTATCCTTGGCGGTCAAATCTACGAGCGCGTCGGCGTCGACGAGCGCGGCCTTGCGATTTGGCGTAGCCACTGCGCCAGATGCGGCGCGTCGTTCGAGATCCGCCAACCAGACGTCGCGCTCGATCGGTTCGCGCCTAACCGGCGATGCGTTCTCCACGTCAAAGCAGGGCGGCGTGCGGCGCGTTTAAGGGTTGAGGCGGTGGAAGGATACCCGGACATGAAAAGGGCGGCCTAGCGGCCGTCCTGATCAATCCTAGATGGTACGCGTCTCGCTGTGAATTAGGCTATCGCCGCGGCCACAGCGCCCACAGCAGCGCCGCGACGTAGAGCGCTTGGGCGGCGAGCGGCGGGGCGGCGGTTAGGAGACGGCGGAGGGGCGAATCGGGCGTCGCGGGTCGACCTCGGCGGCGGAGGAGCGCTTCGCGGCGGCGTAGGCGCCGAGCACGGGGAAGCGCGACTCGATCTCGCCTCAGGTCGGCCAAGCGCCCGTTTCGGCGTGGCGCGCGGCTTCGTCGGTCAGGCGGGTCTCGCGCTCGAGCCACGCCTCCTGGATCGGTCTCGACGGCAGCGCCGCTTCGGCGCGCGGGTGGAATCGGGAATTCGGTTTGGGGCTAAGCATGATTTTTTTCTTTCTCAGAAAAATTGACGGAACGGCGGGGCGATGGAGTCGCTTCATGGTGTTTCGATTATTCAGAAACGGGGCGTCAGCTCGCGGCAGCGGCGCAGGCCGGCGGCGATCGAGGCGCAAAAGCGGTCGGCGCTCTCTTCGCAGGTCGTCGCCTTGTTCCAGTGGATCTTGTTGATGGAGCCGTCGATGGTCGCGCCGAAGTCGCGGGGGAACGTCGCGTCGCCCTCCGCGCACCAGTGGCCGAGCAGCGCGCCGCAGCGCGAATCGCCGTCGAGCTCGATCGTTATCCAGCGCGGGCCGGCGCCGAGAGTCAGCCGGATGGCGCGCCTCTGGAAGGGCGCGTCGTCTCGGTCGCAATAGGCGCCGCATTCGCGGGCGATCGTCGCCAAGCGAGTCGCTAGCGCTTCGCGTTTGGCGGCCGTGCTCAGAATCTTCATGCGCGTCATGTCGCCATCCCCTATTCCTGGCGATAAGAGCGCCGGCGATCACGCCGGCGATGAAGGTGTGCGCCACCGGGTGAGCGACGGCGCTTGTTCTCCATGTGAGGTTCGTGGCTTTCCTTTCGGTTTCTCCCATCACCCTCGCGATGTTTCCTCGGCGTCGAGCGGCGCGCCGCAGCGCGAGCACGTCATGTCGACGCACCAGCTTGCCGGCGCCCACGAGAATCCTGTCCCGTAATGTTTGGCGAGCTGAAACGGGTTGGCGTCGGCGGGATCAGGTTCTCGCCAGCCAGGAATGCAGGCGGGCGCGCAGCGGTCGCAATAGGCGGCGGTCCGAGGTTCGTAGCGCCGCTTTCCGAGCCACCAATAGTCCTCGCCGTTGTAGTATCCCAACATCCCCTCCTCAGTCCGGTAGATGCGACAATGCGTCGCAGATCGCCAGTAGGCTGACTTCTTGGCGCGCGGCTTCGTTGGTCGCGTGGTCGAAACTCTGGCCGGATTCGTCGCTCGCGGCGGCGAGACGGCGCAGCTCCGGCTCGAAGTCTTCGGCGCGGTAGCGTTCGTCGATTTGGCCGTAGTGGAAGATGGCGCAGCGGCCGTCGCCGTCGAACAGGACCGCGCCGAGACAGCGCGCGCTGCGCCCGCGCCCGATCGAGAATGTGCAGAGGTGGAAGCCCTCCCCACGTACGCCGTTGCGGTGGTAGCGGCAGTCGAAGTTGTGGATCGGCATGGCGATTCTCCATCGGTTGAGACGCTGCGACTTTGCGCCGAGTACCGACGATTGTCAAGCGTTTGTATAGCAAAAATTCCGGGGCTTGCGGAAAGAGGCGCGGGTAGGCATGTTTTGCGGATGGCCAGCAAGACACTGCCGCCTTTGGCATGCCGAGTTTCTCGGAAACAGCTGTGGGCAATCCGCGCAGCGGCGGCGCGGCGCCATTTGTCCGTGTCGCGATTCATCAAGAATCTGCTCGAGCCGTACTTTGGCGAAGGCGATGAGAATTCTACAGTAAACATCGGCGTAAACAAGTTGTTATCCGACGTCGCGCCGTCCGTCCCGTCACTCGCGCCTGAGACGCGTGCGCCGCCAGAGCGGCCGGCGGGGCGAACGGGTTTCACCGAGCGGTCGAGATAACAGGATGTTAGGCTCGCGGCTCGGCGTAAGAGACGGGCGCGCCTAGAATCTGCGCGCTCCTCGTTTTTTACACCAGGTCGATTGTGTCGTGGAATCGGTTCGTTGCCGGCTCGCTGCAGCGCCTCTTTATGTTTCCGAGAATTTAGAGACGGCGCGCCTGCGTCAAAGCGACGCATAAAGAGACAACAAGCGGCGTCTCGCTCAGGGTCTACCGTTTTGAGACAGGGCAGCGCGCCAGGCCCGCGGTAAGCTCGGCGCTCGTCAGACTGCAGGTCGCCGGTAAAATGTTGATTTTTATAAGTAAAATGGACACCGGCCCGGCACTGTTTCGAGCGCCCCATCTCGCCCGCCGCCCCAAAATTTCTGTGAAATACCCTCGCGCCGTCTCTCTGCTTCGCATCTTCGATGTTGCTTTATCCGTACGTTCTGTTATGATCCTCTTCTCAGCTATGGAGGGTCTCATGAGATATGGGTACGCGCGCGTCAGCTCCGCCGACCAGGACAACGCGATCCAGGTCGATCTGCTGCAGAGAGCCGGCTGCGAGGTGATCCGCCAGGAGAAGGCGAGTGGGCGCAGCGCCGACGACAGGCCCGAGCTGCGCACGCTGCTCGAGTTCCTGCGCTCCGGCGACGAGCTATGGGTGGCGCGGATCGACCGGTTGGCCCGGTCGGTGCGCGACCTGGCGAACATCGTCCACGATCTCAGGCGGCGTGGGGTGGCGCTGAAGGTCGTTCAGCAGCAGATTGACACGTCTACGGCTGCCGGTTCGGCGTTCCTGTCGATGCTGGGCGTCTTCGCCGAGTTCGAGAACGAGATCCGACGCGAGCGGCAGATGGCCGGGATCGCCAGGGCGAGGGCCGAGGGAAAGTACGTAGGCAGGGGTCGGCCGCATGTCTGCGACCCGAGCGAGGCGCGGCGGCTGGCGGCGGAGATCGGGGCGACCGGGGCGGCGCGGCGGCTGGGGATTTCGCGCGCCACCGTTTACCGCTGCGTGTCGGGGGCGCTGCGGTGAGCGCGGCCGCTTGACATGATACTGTGGTATCGAGTAGCTTGCTCCGCGCCGATCGCTCTTCCTCTTGTAGCGTGTCATCAACCCGGCGCGGTCGGCGGCGTGAGGCTGGAGCGTCGGATCGCGTAGTAGCCTTGTGCGCGGTTCTCCTGGAGACGGGTCCGGCGCTCCAGTTCTCGGTTGGCGGGGGGTCGATATTCCGCTTAGGCCCGGCAGGTCCAGAAAGGTCGTCGGCGAGAACATCCGCGAGATGGTCCGCGCTGGCCATCCGCAGCGCCAGGCCGTCGCCGCGGCGATGCGCGAGAAGCGGGAGTCGGCGCGCGGCGGGCGGCGGGGGTCGCGGCGGTGATCGTCTTCTATGACGCCTTGATGGCGTTCTCGATCCTGATCTTCTGTATCCTGACTCTGACAGTCGACGTCTCGTTTGTCTGGGCTGCCGCTATTGTCGCTTGGCTGCTGGCGCTCGGGCCGTGAGCGCGCCGCTACGGAGTGCTGAGGTGAATAGAACCGAGTTACTGGCTCGAAGATTGTTTTGTCGGGCCGAGCATCTCGAACCAAGTGTTGACTGTGATTGGGAAGCTGACGACCGCGGCTGGTCGAAGCTTTCTGGCCACAGACAGGTTTCTGGATGTCTCTGGCCAAGGAGGCGCTGCTTGAGATCGATGATTCTGTCGAGCGGAAGCATCGCTTGGCCGCCGTGCTCGATGAGAACAGCATCGACAAATTTCGCGGTCGGCCGTATGACGAATACATCGCTCATGTGTTTACCAAGCTGATAGAGGCGATGTGATGGCGCTGCCGCTTCTCGGCGGGAGATCCTGCCGGTCGTGCGTTTACCGGCGGCTCTTCGATCAGGCTGTCTTCTGCTACCGCTATCCGCCGGTCGTGGTCGTCGTCCCGACGCCGGACGGGCGAGGCGGCGTGGCGGTTGGCTTCCAGTCGGTCTACCCGCAGGTCAATCCCGACATGCCTTGTGGGGAGTACGCGCGCAGCGAGTCGCTCGCGGCGGAGGAGGTGCGGCAGAGCGTGCTTGGGGAGACGCGCCAGTGAGTGAGAGGAAACTCAGGCCTGGTGCGTTCTACTGGGCGAAACCGGCGTTCGACGTCGACTTCACGCCGCCGGGTTTCGATTGCAACGAGTGGACCGAAGATTTTTGCAGGGCCAGTCTTGCGCATTGGTCGCAGAACGAGCAGCCGGCGCGCTTTGACGGCTACGGCGACGACAATGAAGAGCATTGGATGTGGATCGGTATTGATGAGCCGTGCGAGGGTGGGAATACCTGGTGGCCGGCTTGCTGGGTCGGCGAGGAGATTAAGCAGTGACGTTCTATCTCGATCCGACTCTCGACGGCCGCGAGCTCAACGCCTTTCGCTTCGAGCGCTACGCTCGGGATGGGTGGGTGAACTGGGCCGAGTGCGCGCCGTCGCCGCATGTCGAGATTGAGCGCCGTCGGGAGACGGGGTCTGTTTTGAGGATTCGGCCGAAGAGTTGGACGGTTTTATCTTAAGCGACTATCATAAACGAATGGTTCTGGAGGCCGGTCACGTGAGCGAGCTCGACGACCTGGAGCGCGAGCTCCTGCAGGCGGTCGACGTCTGGTTCGACAAGCGCTTGCACATGAAGCTGCAGCGGCTGGTCCAGATCGCGCGCGCCGGCGACGCGGCGCTGCGGTATGCGCTCGCGTCGGGAACCGGACCCGACAGCGGCGCTGCGCCGCGGGGAACCGCTGCAATTTCGTCGTCGGGGCGGTCTTTCGAGGTTGGCGGCGGGATATGACGCGTCACTGGCGGGACAAGGGCGACGACGCCAAGCGCTACCATGTGACGATCGCCGTGTCGCATAGGCTGCGCGATCGGCTGTGGGCCTTCGCCGAGAAGCTCGGCCGTCCGCCGACGGTGGTGGCCCACGATCTGATCGACGCCGGCGTGCCGGCGGAGGAGAAGCGGGAGACGGCGGCATGAGCGAGGATCAGGACCGGTTCGCCTTCGACGCCGGCTACATGTCGCCGGAGTTCGCGCTCGCCAGCTGCGGCTATCTCAGCCTCGACCCGCGGCGCTTGCCGGAGATGTTGGATCGTCTGCCGGCGCCGGTCAGCCGGCGCGAGCGCGCCGTCGTCGCGGCGATTCGCTGGCGCATCGGGCATGCGAGCCGCCGGTTCGCTGTGTGAGGAGAGGGTCGTGGACAAGGTCGAGAAGCTTGCGCGCGTCATCGCCGGCGCGGTTTCCGGGCTGAGCCCCGACACGCGCGTCGCGCTGGGCGAGCCCTTCCGCGTCCGGGGTCTCTACGGTTACGGCATTCCGGTCGAGGATCTTACCCGACCGTTGTGGAGCGAGTTCGTGTGGGCGGCGCAGGCGGTGCTGGCCGCTGGGTTTGACTGCCTCGACGAGCCGGCGGGCGAAATTGGCGGCGAGTCTGCTGATGGGTTGGCGACGGGGGATGACTCGGGCGTCGAGGTGACGGCGGCCTTCGCCGGCGGTGGGGGCGCTAAGCCCGTGTCGGCCGCCACGGTCGCTGCGTGGAGAGATCTCGAGCGCGATCCGTCTCTGGCGACGGACAAGGCGTGGCTCGAGCGGGCGGGGCTCGCGTGAGGACTGATCTCTACGAGGCGCTCGGCGTGGCGCGGGACGCGGCGCCCGACGAGGTTCGCCGCGCCTACCGGCGGGCCGCCAAGAGGGCGCATCCGGACGGCGGCGGCACGGTCGAGTCGTTCGCGCTGGTCAGGACTGCGGTCGAGGTGTTGACCGACGAGGCGCGGCGCGCTCGCTACGACCGCACCGGCGAGGTCGGCGAGAGGCCGGTCGACCAGAGCGAGTCGCTGGCGATGACCGTGGCGATGAATGCTCTCGACGCGGTGCTCGGCCATATTCTCAGGCGCGGCGGCGATCCGGCGAGCTACGACGTCATCGCCGACGCCAGGACGCACCTGAGGAAGTGCCTCCTCGATGCCGAGACGAAGATCGAGGGAATGCTCGCCGAGGCGGGGGCGATCAGGAAACTGTCGGGGCGCTTTCGCGCCAAGAAGGGCAGAGCGAATCGCCTTGGCGCGATGTTCGTCGCGCGCGCCGTCGAGGTCGAGCGCGGCGCGGCGCGCGGGCGAGAGGAGTGGACGAACATCAAGCGGGCTCTGGCGATTCTCGACGAGCATGTGTTCGACGTCGACGTGATGCGGGCGCAATCGGCGGCGGTCGGATCGCTTTTTATGAGCAGGTTCGGCTGATGCCGCCGCGCTCGAAGAAGTGGCTCCGTCTGCTCGAGGACTTCGTCTCCGAGCTGCGCATCCGGTCGAAGGAGGTCGCCTCTATCGACGAGCGCGGCGCCAGGCTGGAGATGTGGGAGAGCCAGCGGCGGTTCCTGCGCGAGATCGGCCAGGGCCTCGACGATGGCGTCCACTCGTTCAACTGTCTGAAGAGCCGCCAGGTCGGGATCACCACTCTCTCGCTGGCGATCGACGTCTTCTGGCTGGCGGTTCATCACAATCTCACCGGCTGTCTCGTCACCGACACCGAGAAGAACCGCGAGATCAACCGCAGCATCGTCAAAGGCTATATCGAGTCGTTTCCCGAGGGCTATTTCGGCGAGGCGTTCCGGATTGTTCGGTCGAACCGGCAGATGCTGCAGTTCTCCAACGGGTCGCGGCTCGATCTGCTGGCGGCGGGGACCAAGAAGAAGTCGATCGCCTGGGGCGAGGGCCAGGGTTACGCGTTGCTCCACGCGACCGAGGTTGCGAGCTATGGCGACGTCGAGGGGTTCAAGTCGCTCGAGGAGGGTCTCGCTCAGGCCAATCCCGATCGGCTGTTCATGCGCGAGTCGACCGCCAAGGGGATGAACCACTGGAGGTCGCGCTGGATCGCCGGTCTCAGCGACATGACGGAGCGGTCGTTCTTCATTGGCTGGTGGGCCGGCGACAAAAATCAGATCCCGCGCGGCGACTCGCGCTTCGCGGTCTACGGTCTGGCGCCGGAGACCGGCGACGAGGCGAGGGCGGTCAGGGATGTGTGGCGGCTCTACCAGCACCGCATCACGCCCGAGCAGCTGGCGTGGCACCGCTGGCGGCGAGAGAAGGCCGGCGCCGAGCAGGGCCTGATGGATCAGAACCAGCCATCGACCCACGAGGAGGCGTTCGTCAAGACCGGTTACTCGTTCTTCCAGGTGCGGGCGGTCGGCCAGGACATCAAGGCGCTCCAGGATGACCCGCCGGTCTTCCAGGGCTACCGCTACGAGGTCGACAGCGACTTCTACCATTTCCGTTTGGTCAGGCTCGACCCCGAGGTCGACAGCGTCGACGCGGTCGAGCTGAAGGTGTGGGAAGAGCCGGTCGAGAATGGGCAGTACGTGATCGGGTTCGACCCGGCTTACGGTCGCAACGAGCACAAGGATCACCACGCGATCCAGGTGTGCCGCTGCTTCGCCGACAGGATCGTTCAGGTAGCCGAGTACGTCACCTGCGACGTCGAGGTTAAGCACGCCGCGTGGGTGCTGTTTCATCTCTGCGCCGCCTACCGCGACTCGATGGCCAACGTCGAGATCGGCGGGCCGGGTCGGCTGGTGATGAGCGAGTTCGACCACTTGCGCCAGCTGATCAGCGCCGAGATGAACCGCGAGCGCACCGCGGCGCGCGGCTGGGAAGACGCCGCCGCCAACGCGCGCTGGTACCTTTACCACAAGCAGGACAGCCCCGGCGCCGGCTATCTGGCGAACTTCGAGACCAGCTGGCGCACCAAGACGGAGCTGCTGCACGGTTACCGCGGCGCCTACATGACGCGCGAGCTCGTCATCCGCTCGCTCGGGCTCCTGCGCGAGATGAGCATCGTGGTCGACAATGATGGCGACGTCGGTGCGCCCGAGTCGAGCGATGAGAACTGCAAGGATGATCGCGTTTTCGCCATGGCGCTGGCGAGACGGGCCTGGAGCGACTGGGTGCAGAAGGATATGCTGGCGCGTGGGTTGACCTACGAGGTCGTCATGCGCGAGGAGAGCGGCCGGGAGACGCGCCAGCAGACCGCGGTCAACTCGATCGTGCGCAATTTTCTGCTTACGGCTGAGGCGCGGGCCAGCGCCGAGCCGGAGCCGCCGAAGTGGATGACCGATCAGGGGCTCGCGTGAGGAGAGTGCGATGGCGAGAACGCAGAGAGAGCCTGAATTCGCCAGGCCGCGCGTCGGCGTCAGGGCGCCGCAGGAGGCCGACGATGCGCTGTTTGGCGACGAGACGCCGGCCGGGTCGGCGTTCGATCCGCTCGCCGGCTGGTCGCCGCTGCCCGATCCGCCGGCGCTGGGGCGCTACGGCGCGTCGCCCTACGGCCACGCGCCGGTGCTGTTGACGCTCGACGGCGTCGTCTCGGTCGCGGCGCGGTGGCGGACGACGCGGCGGTTCTCTTGGCCGAGATGGGTCCTGTGCGGCTTCTGGGCCGATCGTGTCACTGGTCAGCCGATCGGCTTCGAGCCGAAGATGTGGCGGGAGCTGCGAGAGTGACGACCGAGACCGTTCAGTCCGAGTGGGTCAACCCGGAGCGGTACCTGGGGCCGCGGATGAAGCGCATCACCTTCCAGTGCGACCGCTGCGGGCACACCTGGGTCCGCACGCTCAGGGTCGAGCCGAAGAGGAACCCGCCCTGCCCGAGTCGACGCTGCGAAGAGGTCGCGCGTCTCGCCGAGCTGGAGCGCGAGAACGAGAATCTGCGCCGCATGCTGGAGGAGGGGCGCGGGCCGGCGACGATCGGCGCCAGCGCGCGGGTCAGGGCGGTCGACGAGACGGCGCGCATTGTCATGGAGGACAACCGCCTCACCGACCTGCGCGGCAGCCAGCGCGAGGGCGACATCGTCGCGCCGAGCCTGCCGCAGGCGCAGCAGCAGATGGCCGACGCGATGTTTGCGCCGAGGAAGACGAGCGGCGTCGTGCCGGTGATCGACGCGGGCGGCGGGCCGCGGCGGGCGATTCCGGCGGCGCGGCTCCAGGCGATCGGCCAGCGGGCGATCGCCGGCGCTTACCGTCTCGCCTCGGTCAAGCCGACCGCGGTGCTGCCGCGCGAGAAGCCGCCGTCGCTACAGCT